TCGTTATGAACTCAGGAATGTTAACAAACCCAGCGAATAAATAACAAACCTGCGTACTGGTTGAGTGTAACTAAATCAAGGTACCGGAGAGCGGTTAGGAAATGTCTGGGTAGGACGTGAATGGTTAAACGTTATACAATATGTATTGTAGTGCGGGTTCGATTCCCGCCACGTCCACTATTGCGCGGTAGAGCAGCTGGTTAGCTCGCGAGTCTCATAAACTCGAGGTCGGAGGTTCGAATCCTCCCTGCGCACCTAATTTAAAAATAAAAACAATGAGTAAAACAAAATTTAACGGATTTGAAAAGTATTTCATCCAAACAGCGTTAAGACACGCTATCGAAGAAGCAGAAAAAGATGTATTAGCCGCTGAGGCTGACGGTAAAAGATCAATATATGCACCTGGTTATTTCACCTTGGTGGGTAATGAGATCATTGATAAAGTAAATAGTATGACACTTAAAAAATACCAAGATTAATTACAAACTAAACACGACTACCTATCGATAATATATATGAATTTAAAATACAAATAACATGAAAAATTTACTACAATCAATCAAACCTAAGTACATCAAACTTATTAAACAAAGTGACTACAAGTTTACTTCATCAAGAATTATTGCTAAACTAGAAAGTAGCAAGTGGTATGGCGAGCTAACTATACAAGAGATCAGAGATATATATGATATGTGTAATATAAACGCACTCAGAGTATCAGCGTGGGACTACAGGTTTGGCGATAACATTCTAATAGACGGCGATGACTAAGCAAGAACTACAACAACGAGCTAGCGACAAAGCTTTCGCTAAAATGTCTATGCTCCTAATCACTATTGAGCAAAACAAAGAAGACATACGTACAGGCAACTACGGTGGTGTTACATCACACGAGATGGATATAGTATTAAACAGTAATAAAATAGAATTAAAGGTGTGGCAATACATCGCTAAATTAATAGAAACAGATGAAGAATAAATTTATAACCGATGCGTTAATAACTCAGAGAATGTCCGAGAAAGGTTGGATCGAAGGATGCGACGACGAGCATGCTAGAAACCAAGTACTTGCACACTATGATTGTGAAATAACAGATCAATGGTCAAATCCTGATTTTAGTATATATGAAGAGTCAACCGCTGATGGTTACTCTGTATGGATAGCTGCCGCTGATACAACTCGTATAAGTATAAGTGAAGATGTATACTATTATGACGGTGATCTTTGCGATGTGCTATACGAAACAATACCAGACTACAACCGTATATACTGCGACTGTGAAGATATTATTGAAGATGCTATCACTAGACACTACGAAGATCTATTATTTAAAATGGAAGACGAAATTATAGATGAGCTACTTAATGAAGGTTATAACCATAAAATAGTTACTCCTATAAACCCATTACAGTACATAGAGATGATCTCTCAAGACTATCAATTTAATAAAGACGACGAGCATTACTGCGGGTTTATAAATATAGACACCACTGAAGATTATAAGTATTTAAATTACGCTAGCCTTATAGTTAAAGATAGGAATAGGTACGAGATTGTAGCTAATCACTATGGCTTAACTATAGAGAGAGCAGTTAAAGGTGAATTAATATTTAATAAATTAAAAAATGAAGACTAAAAAACAAACAGTACCTAAATGGTTTAAAGGAACTATATACAGTGAAGGCGAAACAGTAACTAATCAATTCAGCGGCGAATGCTATACACTTAATGGCCTCGAGCTCTCTATATACGACTTTATTATGGGTAGCCAGTATATATTTGAAGTAGCACCAAAAACCGTTACACCTAAACAAGTCAGTGAATTTCAAAAAGCGTTGAACTGGTTTCGTAAAAATAATACAGAAGCATACTTCGTGTTGCTTGATTAATACAAACTAAATATGATCTTAAAACCGATAACTAAAAATTTTAAAAAAAAAGTAAGACCACACGGAGATAAATGCGGATGTAAAAAAACAAAATATTATTCTCCCGCACTTGGTTGTCCAAACCCTACAGACACCCTTCATATTAAATAACAAACAATAAAAATGGAAGAAATAATAAACAAGATATTTAAAGAAAAATATCCAAATGGGTTATCTGCTGAATATACAAAAGAAGAAATTATTGGTTATATGATGGCTATAAATGACATTAAAGAGCAATTAATTAATACAAACTAAACACGATCGCTAATTGATAATATAATAAACAAAAAATATGAACTTATTAACACAAATAACATTCTTTTATCTTAGGATTAAGAATCATTCGACGCATTTTACTTGAAGTAATATTATTACTGATAGTGCTACAACGTAGTTGTATAACTGTAGTTGCGTAGGATTATAAACAAATTAAATAAATAGAAAATGGATTTTAAGAAACAATTTAGAGAAGAACTAATTAAAGAAGATGATTGGATTAGTTTAACAAACGAACAAAGAGAAAGTGTAGTAAATATAGCTGAACAGCAATTACAGTTATACATTGTTAACTACCGAAGGGAACTGTTAAAGTTTTTAGGGGATGAAATAAATGAATCATTAGACGATGGTGATAGGATTTATGACGGAAATTTATTTATAGAAGATGTAGCAAAAAACTTTAATTGTAGTTAACACCAAGATAAAAACACGATTCAATGTGTTTTATCGACTGTTGACCAACGTTTTAATGTTGGTAATTAATTAATACAAACTAAATACGATCACTAATTGATAATATTATAAACAAAAATTATGAACTTATTAACACAAATCTATTAACTAAATTATGAGTATTTCACTTTTAACCCAAAATTCTAAGCTTAAAAAAACTTCGAAAGAACTCGGGCTCCGGGTCTTTAACTTCGGTATTCCTGCCTACAAATCTGCTAGCGGAAAACTGACGTGCCCCATGGCTGACAGTTGTGTTAAATTCTGTTATGCCAAGAAAGGAGCCTACATCTGGAGTAACGTAAAACCTGCGTTTGAAAAGCGTTATCAACTCAGCAAGACTGACATGTTTGTTGATGCTATGAACGCTGAAATACGTAAGAAGAAACCTGATTACGTCAGAGTCCATGATAGCGGCGATTATTATTCTCGCGCATATCTAAAAAAGTGGATCGACATTGCTAATAGCAATCCTAACGTACGGTTTTACAGTTACACTAATATGATTGATATGATGTTAAAAACCTCATTACCAAGTAATTACGATATAATATTCAGTGACTCTGGAAAACAAAAACATTTAATAGATGAGACAAAACATAGACACACTAAAATTTTCTCAAGCCATGCTGATCTTGATAGGGCTTCGTATACTGATGCCAGCTCTATTGATTTAATGGCAACTAAGTGGTTCAATAAAACAAATAAAGTAGGATTAGTATTTCATTAATGATAGCAATAATAATATGGATAATAGCGTATCTTTTATGTTTAACAATACTATTATACATAGAAGATATTACAGACTGAACACGATCAAACAAAGATAATATAATAAACAAAAACAAAAAACTTATGAACAATTTTGAAAAATTTAGATCTGACAATTCGTCAACAATTTCAACAGGTAGATATTATACCGAAAACAAAACGCTTGTATTAATATACGAAAACGGTGGTGTATACGAGTACGAAGACGTACCATTATTTTATTGGCGTGGATTAATGAACGCTGAATCTAAAGGTAAATTTATTAACACTAACATTAAAAGATTATTTAAATTCACTAAAAGATAATAAATGACAGAGAAAGATATTACTAAAATAGCCGAGCTAACTGCTAAAATTATTATAGATCATTTAGAAGCAAAGCAAGACGAATGGAATCAAGACTTCCAAGTATCAATGGAGAATATTAAACAAGACGGCTTTGGTAATATGCGTATGATGTCTGAGCAAGAAATAATACACATGCAGATAGACGAACTACAGCAAGAGTTAGACAAAGCAGTTGAGGATGAAAACTTCACATTAGCTAGTAAAATAAATAATAAAATTATTAACCTAAATAAAAAATTAAAGTAATGAATATATTTTATCTATCTCACGATCCTGTGCAAGCAGCTAAGTATCAATACAATAAACACGTTGTAAAAATGATACTTGAAACCGCACAACTATTATGTACAGCTCATCACGAGTTAGGTACTAATATTGATATACCATATAAAGCTACGCATAAAAACCATCCGTCAGCTATATGGGTTAGATCCTCTGCCGAAGCATATATGTGGGCATACGAACATATGTTAGCTCTTGGTAAAGAATATACAAAACGTTACGGTAAAGAACATCTTACAATCGCTAAATGCCGCGATGTGCTATACACTTTGCCTAACGGTATATCTGATAAAGCTTTCGAGCAGCCACCGCAATGTATGCCTGACGAATATAAAGTCAACGGCAATAGCGTACTTGGCTACTGGAATTATTATGAAAACGAAAAACACACAGTAAAAAACAAAAATGAGCAGAAAATTATACGTCCACACAACATCAACGAATTATGCGAACATTAATACAAAAATTCAAAAAGAACAGAAGAAAAGCAAAACACGTGAAGTTTCTTCACTTAAAGATAGCAGAGCTACACGGTGAAATAATTGCTGAATCTTTTAAAGGTGAATTTCAATTTAATAAAGGTATAACTGTTATATACAGTAATGTAGAAAATAAAGCAAAGCTTTTAAAAAAGTATAACAGAAGATTAAAATTAATAGTGTACTAGTGTGACGATAGCTAGTATATAATAATAGTAAGAGGCTAATGTCACAGTACGAAAGAAATACAAGATATTTAGAGTTGCATCGTATAATATACAGACGTGATCCAGTAAATGATTTACCTACAGAAACTTTTGATTGGGGTAAGTTTTATGAAAATGGAACGCATGAATGTTATACTTTGTTTAACTCTAAAGCTAAAATAAATACATATAAGAGCCTTAAGTGGCATATGTATGTATTATGGTACTTGAATCCACAATTGGATCAAGACTCGTTTAGCGCATTGATTGAGTATATATGTGACAAAACTAAAGGCTTCGTAACATTTAATGTATCTGAGCAACTATTACAAACTATGTTATACGATGTTTCACTTATGGATTTGGAAAAACCACCTCCTAATAAACTACGTAAGATAATATTTAAAGATAGTTCAGGTTTGGATATGCGACAAAAGCTTACTATAGTAGGTCAAATGATAGGTAGAAACAAAATTTCATCAAGTGAAATATATGACGCTATGATATTAATAAACCATGACAATCAAAAAATAACTATAAGTAAGTTAGCTGAGTCTTTAAATTGTTCTACAAGAACTATACACAGAAATATGAATAATGAACTTAAAAAAGAAAAATCACTTTTAAACAAAGAATTTTAAAATTACAGAACGGACACGATTAGTGCACGATAATATATATGATATGAAAAAATACAATATACAAAACTATATAAGGTATAAAGAAGATTTAAAAAGATCTATGCCTGAAGGTTTGTTTTGGGATGAATATACAAGAGATCAACTTATAGTAAAGTTTATACCATTAGTTGAGAACTTAGCTAGAAAGTTTTCTACATCTGATCAAGCATCAGGTGTATTAAGCATCAATGATCTGATACAATGCGGTTGTGAAGGATTAGTTAAGGCTGTTGACCGATTAGACTGGACTGTTTTACACGAGTCTGAGGACGTTGAAAAAACATTAAAGTCATTCTTAAGCAAGCGAATCAAAGGAGCTATTAGAAGACGTATAGATATATGTAGGGGTAACATTAGAATACCAGAACATAAGCTAAATGAAATACGTAAAAATCCTGATGATAAGAAAGCGGTTGCTTTGTTTTTCAACTCAGTGTTTTTGAGTATAGATACAGCCAGAAGCGACGAAGATGAGGGTGAATCCTGGAGTGAATCAATACCTGATAAGTCTGAGCCTTATAACATTCACTTAATGAATGCTTACTTGAAAAGTCTAATGAAAAAACATTTAGACGCAAGAGAGTATGAAGTATTGAGGTTGTCTTATGGTTTAGATTGTGATAAGCACTCAGCGAAAGAGATTGCAGAGATATTAGATATCAAAGGTAAGCGCTATTATGTGACTGTTTCAGAGTTAAAAAAGCAAGCAGTACAAACGCTAATAGATAACGTAGATCACTCGCAAGTGCTTGATTACCTTTAATTTAAGTCAATAGAGTAAAGTAAAAAGAATACTAAATACGTAATTATATTAATATGGAAACACAAACATTAAACCAAAAACTAGCGTCAATTCAAACGCGGTTTAAATCAAAAAAGAGTAGGTTCAATTCTTTTGGTAGATACAATTTCAGATCTGCTGAAGATATATTAGAAGCTACTAAACCTTTTTTATTAGAATTAGGTGTATCAGTAACGGTTAATGAATCGTTAATAGCTACCGATCCTTTTCCAATAATGGAATCGAAAGCTACGATAACAGACGGAACTGATGCTATACATGCAACTGCTGTAGTCGGCGTTGACCTTGATCAAAAGGGTATGCAAATGCCTCAAAAATTTGGTAGCTCATCCAGTTATGGAAAAAAATACTCATTAGGTAATTTATTCTTAATTGATGATACAGCAGACAGCGATGCTACAAATGCACACGGTAAAGCACCAAAAGCAAAAAACACATTAACCTCAGAAAAAGATCCAGCTTATCCAAAAGCAGTGGAGTTTATTAAAAAAGGAGGTAAGTTAGATGCTATAAAAGCTAAATACAATATCTCTAAAGAGATAGAAACAAAATTAACAACACTATAGTATGGAAGATTTTAACAAGAGTGAGGTATTAGAAAGACTTAGAAGCGACGAAGATTACTACGGTGACTTTGGAAAACAGTTTAGAAGTAATTCAGATATCTCGACGTTGTTAACAAATCCTCTTGCGCTAGGCGCTCCACAAAAACCAAATATTAATTTCTTGATTGGTGGTTATTTTCATACAGCAATACTTGAGCCAGAAAAGCTTAAAAAGTATAGGATAATTGAATCAACAACTAGAAATACAAAAGCGTACAGAGAGATTTCAGGTGGAGAAATGTGTTTGTTACAACATGAAGTAGACAACCTAGAATTATTAATCGATACTATGAACTCAAATGATGTTTGTAAAAGTTTAATAAACGGTGTCAATGTTGAATACGAACAACCTGGAATTAAAAAGATTGAAGGATTATGGTGGAAAGGTAAAGCAGATATTGTTAATCACGATGATCAATTAGTAATTGATTTGAAAACAACAGGTGATATAACTAAATTCAGAAGCTCAGCTTTCCGTTACAATTACGACAGTCAAGCGTACATATATCGTAAGCTATTCGGTTATGACTTGGTATTTATTGCAATAGATAAAAAAACAAGACAGCTAGGTATCTTCGATTGTTCTGAATCTTTCTATGAAAGCGGTAAGGAAAAAGTACAACAAGCAGTAGAGCAATGGAAATTGTTTTACGAAAATCCGGATTTCGATCCAAAAAATTATTTTATTAATCAAACACTTTAATCAAATGGCAAGAAGTAAAAAAAGAGTATGCACAGTAACAGGTATGAGAACAAATGAATCTAACTTTTACAGAAACCAAACACATGTAAAAGCAGTAGATAATCTACGGAGAACAACTGGTGCAAACAAAGAACAATTAACAAGAATGTTTAATCAATTAAATACATACTAAAATTATGGCTAGCATTATCAAAGCAAATATTAATTTAAACGAGATCCCTAAGGATAAAATATACAAAGGGAAAAAAGGATCTTATTTACCAATCACTATCACTATCAATGATGAAGTTGATCAGTTTGGTAATCAAGGCCCAGTAGTAGTAGAACAATCAAAAGAAGAGCGCGAAGCAAAAGTAGCTAAAGTTTATTTAGGTAATGTCAAAGTCGTATGGACTAATGGCGATAATGTTGCAGCAGCTCCTAGAACAGATCAACCTCAGCAAGCGGCACCTGCTCAATCGTTTGCTCCTCAAGAAGATGATCTACCATTCTAAATTTAGAACAAGTAATAGTTCTTATTTAAGATACAAAACTTTATTATATATGTATAAGAATAACGGAGAAACAGCGTGTCAAATATGTCATGCTGGTATGACTATAGAGGATTTTGAATTTTGTGACATATGTCCTCATTGTAGAGACGAAGAATAATTAAATTAAATTAAATAACCTATGCAAATAGAGACTACAGAGATCAATGGATTTGCGATTGACACGTTCAATCAGCATGGTCTAGAGCAAGGGAAGAAGCAGGGTGTATGCCCTGTTTGTTCTCATACTAGAAAACCCGCGAATAAGAAAGCGAAGTGTGCTTCTTATGACTGGGAACGGGGTCTCGGTACTTGTCACAATTGTAATACATCATTTCAACTTCATACTTACAAGCGTAAGGGTAAAGCTGAAAAAGTGTATATTAAACCTGAACCTATTGTTGTTGAGCAACCAAGCACTAAGGTTGAAGAATGGTTTAAAACAAGAGGTATTTCACAACAGACTCTCATTGATTTAAAAATTAGTGAGGGTCCTGAGTGGATGCCACAGACCGGTAAAACCGAGAATGTAATAAAGTTCAATTATTTTATGGGCGGCGAATTAACTAATGTTAAATACCGTGATGGAAGAAAGAACTTTAAATTATATAAGGGTGCTGAGAAAGTATTTTATAATATAGATAGTATTGTAGGATATGAATATTGTGTTATAGTAGAGGGTGAAATGGATGTGTTAGCATTGCATGAAGCAGGTATTACAAACGCTATATCAGTTCCCAATGGAGCAACACTTAACTCCAATAACTTAGACTACTTAGATAGTTGTATTGATTACTTTGAAGATAAAGAAAAGATTATATTAGCTGTAGACTCTGACGAAGCTGGACAAGCATTACAAACAGAGTTAATTAGAAGGCTAGGATCTGAAGTTTGTTTTCTATCAACATTTGAAGATTGTAAAGATGCAAATGAATACCTACAAAAATATGGAGCAGACAAACTCACGGCTAGAATTACAGGAGCAAAACCGGTACCGCTTGAGAATGTTACTACTTTCAGAGACATCGAAGATGAGATTACTGACTTTGTTAGGAATGGTTTCAAAAAAGGATTTCAAGTTGGTCTTCCAAACTTTGATGATATCTTTTCAACTTATACCGGTCAATTTATTACTGTCACTGGTATTCCTTCTTCCGGTAAAAGTGATTTTGTCGACCAAATGGTTGTCGGTTATAATGCAAACTATGGCTGGAAAACAGCTTTCGCTTCGCCTGAGAATGTACCTACCTATCTGCACGCTCACAAATTAATGCGTAAGACTTGGCAAGGTATGCCAACAAGAGATGATATCGGCGGCGATAAGTGGAATCAAATAGCTGATCACTGTAATAGTAATTACTTTCATATAGATATGGAACGCTACACATTAGAGTCTGTTTTAAAGAAAGCGGCTGAACTTGTTAAGCGTAAAGGTATTAAATGCTTAGTAATAGATCCTTTTAATAAGGTTAGAGATGTAGATTGTAAGACGGAAGATGTTAATAGATACACTATGGAATACTTAAGCAAGATAGAAATCTTTGCTAAAAAGTTTGATGTACTTGTATTTATTGTAGCTCATCCTACTAAAATGTATAAAGACAAAGACGGCAAGATTGAAGAGCCTACTATGTATAACATTAAAGGAGGTGGTGAATGGTACGATGCTTCTTATCACGGGCTATTAGTTCATAGAGATTATGAAGCTAAGACTGTTAAGTGTAAAGTTCTTAAGGTTAAGTTTCAAAACTTAGGAGAGAATGGTGCTGAAGCACATTTTAAATGGGAACCAAAGTCAGGTTGCTTTATACCTCACGAGCCATTAGATATAGGTGGTGAAAAAATGCCCTGGGAATAAATGGGTAGTGGTAATAAAAAGAAAGCAGTTAATATGGGTAGCCCACCTCATAAAGAGGAACAGTGGGAAGCATATAGATGGTGCGTTAGAAATAATATATGTATATCAGCAAAAGCTAAAAACAATTCTGAATGGTATATAGATATAGTTAACAACGGTAATACCCATACAAGCCCTGAGACTTATGGTAAAAACGATATATGGACAAAAATATTTGAATACTCAAAATATTATTATGATAAACATAGAAAATGAATACAAAGGATTATTATCAGAAATACTCGACAAAGGAGTGGATAAATCAGATCGAACGGGGACTGGGACGAAGTCTGTCTTCGGAAGAACGATTAGACACGATATGTCACTGGGCTTCCCTATACTCACAGGAAAGAAGATAAGTTTTAATGCAGCAAAAACGGAATTGCTTTGGATATTACAAGGTAGAACTGATCTTAAGTATTTAGAAGATAACGGTGTTAAATACTGGAGACCGGATTATGAACGCTCAGGTAGAACAGATGAAACATTAGGTCCTGTATACGGAAAACAGTGGCGTAATTTTAACGGCGTAGATCAACTAAAAAATCTTGTGTATAGCATTATAACAAACCCTGACTCAAGACGTCTTATAGTTAGCGCATGGGCTCCACATGAGATGAAAGATATGGTGCTTCCTCCGTGTCATTACGCTTTTCAAGTTTATATTAACGACGGTGTTATGGATTTAATGTGGCAACAAAGATCCGCTGATGTGTTTTTAGGTTTACCTTACGATATTACAATGTATGGTTTATTATTGGAAATGTTAGCTAAAGGTGCTGGTTTAAAAGCCGGTCAACTTATTGGTCAACTCGGTGATTGTCATTTATACAATAACCATTTAGAGCAAGCAAGGGAGTATAGAAGAAGATCTAAGCGCAAGCTTCCTGAATTAGATCTTAACTCTGGTATAAAATTAATTGAGTTTAATGACTCCTCTGAGTTATTTATACCAAATAAAGACAATATAAATCTAAAAAACTACAATCCTTATCCTGCAATCAAGGCAGAGCTGAGTGTTGGTAAATAAAAACAATATGACATATTATTTATACCATATTCCAGGTAAAAAAATAGGAATAACACGTAATCTTAAAGATAGAGTTACGCGGCAACAAGGTTATACCGCAGACGAATACGAAGTTCTACTTACTAGCGATGATATAGATTATATATCTGACAAGGAAATAGAACTTCAAAAGTCTTATGGGTATAAAGTCGACAGACAAAAATATAATTTTTTAACTAAAAAATCAAATCGAATGAAATTAAACCCTACAGATCAAACAACTACATTTCCAGTTCCTGTTTACAAATTAAGAGGTAACTTAATGGATAATATAGGCTTAAAGTGGGAGACACCTCAAGGTTATAAATTTGAAATAACTAAAGAAAATATAAATTGGATATTATTAAATGTTAAAACCTCTATGTATAACAACAATAGATGCTACATATATAATAAAGCTTTTAATAGATATCTTAATGAATCTACAGATACAACAAATTCTACATATCCAGAAAAGTTATATTCTTATCAAGATCAATTTGAATTAATAAGAGAATGGGCTAGTGATAAAGGTATATATAGATCAGGCGATTCTAAAACTCAGTATATCAAACTAATGGAAGAAGCAGGAGAATTAGCTCAAGCTATATTAAAAAACGATGAACCTGAAGTGATCGATGCTATTGGTGATATGGTTGTAGTATTAACTAATTTAGCTAAACTAAGAGGGCACAATATAGAAGACTGTGTTAGCAGTGTTTACAACGTTATAGCTAAACGGAAAGGCGAAATGATAAACGGAACATTTGTAAAACAAACCCTATGATAACAAAAACTGAAACAAGATTACAAAAAACTAAAGAACGGATTAGTAAGAAACCTATTAACAAACATCTTAGCTGGAGAAACAAAAGAGTAACTGGCTTTGATAAAAACTAAAATGATTATATGAATAAGCAAGAAATAGAATTTAGAGATCCAGTTGTTCAAAGAGTTGTACAAAAATTTGTATCAAGATCAGACATAGGCTTTGCTAAGTACGGTGTAACATTAGAACAAGATCCGTCTAAAATGTTTGAATGGTTAAATCATTTACAAGAAGAGCTTATGGATGCTGTGTTGTATTTACAAAAAGCTAAAGAAGTTTATACTACTAATCTTCAAGAAGACTTGATAAGTGATTTAGATGTAGATTATGAAAAAATTATTTAAAAGAAAAAGCGGAAAGCGTGGACCAGTAAGAGCAAAGAAGGTGTCATATGATGGTATCAACTTTGCTTCGGGTCTTGAGAAATATATGTACATAGCTTTAAGAAAAGCAAAGATAAAAGCTAAGTACGAAGGAGAGACATTTGTTTTATTAAATGGTTTTCATTTTGAAAATGAAGTTTATGAGAGACAAGCTAATGGTAAAGGTGATTATAAAAATAGAGGGTGCAAACGTATTTTACCTATTAAGTATACGCCTGATTTTATTGGCGAAGATTTTATAATTGAAACTAAAGGTAGAGCAAATGAATCATTTCCTATGAGATGGAAGTTGTTTAAGCAGCTTATAGTAAGGCAATTCCCAAATGTAACATTATACAAACCACAAAATCAAAAAGAATGCGACAAGACCGTAGAGTTAATCCTTTCGAAGCAAAGAGGATAGCAAGACAAAAATACGCAGAGCGCCAGATTGACAAGTTTGTTAAATGGAGCTGGGAAGCTAAAGGCAAAGTAAGATCAATAGATATAGAACAATTACATAAAAGACATAATATAATATGTACATGAAAGAAGACGAAAACGAAACAGCGTGGGTTATAGAAATAGGATTTTATCCTGGAGTACTATTTGGATTTAGATCTTATATAGAAGAAGATATTGCTATACACGTTTTGTATCTACCATTTTTTGATATAGCTTTAAAAATATTCAAATAGTGGATGATAATTTAGAAAGTGTGGTGGCTGCTGTAGGCTTATTTATAGACAACGTATTGCATGATATGAAGAATGTATCTAAGTCTACAACAAAACCTGTTATATTGGCTCATATAGATGCCTGGAAGAACGAATTAGAAACAATTAAACAATTTACAAAAACATAATGGGATTATTTGATAAAAGAATACCTTATAAGCCTTTTGAGTACCCTGAGTATTACACCGAGGGTTGGTTAAAACAAGCTCAAGCTTTTTGGTTGCATACAGAAATATCAATGCAAAGCGATGTTAAAGACTGGAAAGAAAAATTAAATGAAAAAGAAAAGAACTTAGTAGGTAATATACTATTGGGTTTTGCTCAAACCGAATGTGCAGTATCTGATTACTGGACGCAAAAAGTAGTTGGTTGGTTTCCTAAACACGAAATACAACAAATGGCAATGATGTTTGGATCGCAAGAAACAATACATGCAGTCGCTTATAGCTACTTAAATGAAACTTTAAAATTAGAAGATTATGAAGCGTTTTTACACGAACCTGCTACAGCAGAAAGATTTGATAATCTTGTATCTTATAGTGGGACTAGCTCAATTGGTATTGCTAAGTCTCTTGCTGTATTTTCTGCATTTGCCGAAGGAGTTTCTTTATATTCTGCCTTTGCAGTACTTTATTCTTTTCAACTTAGAAATTTGCTTAAAGGTATTGGGCAACAAATGAAGTGGTCAGTAAGAGATGAATCATTGCATAGTAAAATGGGTTGTACTTTATTTCGTCATATGTGCGAAGAAGACAATCAACTGCTGAGCTTATGTCGAGAAGATATAATAAAAGCTGCAGAAACAATGGTTAATCTTGAAGTTAAATATATTGACAAAATGTTCGAAATGGGTGATATAGAAGGTATATCATCTAATGATCTAAAACACTTTATAAAGAAAAGAACAAATGAAAAACTTGTGGAACTCGGTTACGTTGACCTTGGGAACTATTTCGCGTATGACGACAAAGCAGCGTCTAATCTTGATTGGTTTTACCATCTTACCGGGGGCGTCACTCATACTGATTTTTTCGCTATTAGGCCGACTGATTATTCAAAAGCGGGAGAAAATGAGGACTATGAAGACATGTGGTAATAATAAAAACAAATAATAAATATGTGGAATAATGATTGGAAAAAAGGAGAAGATTACCCTGCGTGGGGTAATAACGACGTATACAAAAAGACAATATCCGGGGGATATTTATACGACGGAGAAACGCCTAGAGAGGCATACCAAAGAGTCGCTAAAACGGTTGCTCGTAGATTATATAAACCGGAAATGGCTGAAACGTTTTTTAATTATATCTGGAATGGTTGGCTTTGCCTTGCTTCTCCAGTACTTTCCAATACTGGTACAGATCGTGGTCTTCCTATTAGTTGCTTTGGTATCGATGTTGCTGACTCTATACAAGACATAGGAAGTAAAAATTTAGAGATGATGCTACTCGCTAAGCACGGCGGTGGAGTTGGTATCGGTGTAAATCAAATTAGACCCGCTGGCGCTAGAATAACAGGTAATGGAACATCAGATGGAGTCGTACCTTTCTGCAAGATATATGACTCAACAATTCTTGCAACTAATCAAGGGAGTGTCCGTCGTGGAGCTGCCTCAGTTAATATCAACATTGAACATGGCGACTTCGAGGACTGGCTTGAAATCAGGGAACCTAAAGGAGATGTTAACAGACAATCGCTTAACCTTCATCAGTGCGCAATTGTTGGTGATAAGTTTATGCGAAAGCTTGAACAAGGAGATAAAGAAGCAAGATCTAGATGGGGTAAATTACTTAGAAAACGAAAAGGAACTGGAGAACCGTATATTATGTTTAAAGGAAATGTTAACAAAGCAAATCCAGAAGCATATAAAGAAAACGGATTAAAAGTACATATGACTAACATATGTTCAGAAATTACATTACACACAGATGAAAACCATAGTTTTGTATGTTGTTTATCATCATTAAACTTAGCAAAATATGAAGAATGGAAAGACACTAATCTTATATATGACGCCACTTTCTTTCTTGATGGAGTTATGGAGGAATTTATTCAAAGAGCCAAGGGACTTCGCGGGTTTGAAAATGCTGTTCGGTCTGCACAGAAAGGGAGAGCATTGGGACTTGGTGTACTCGGATGGCACACCTATCTCCAAGAAAATGGTATTCCTTTCGAAGGTTTACTATCTCAGTTTGAAACTAGGAAAATATTTTCGCAAATTAAAATTGAAAGTGAAAGAGCCTCAAGAGACTTGGCAGAAATTTACGGCGAGCCTTTATGGTGTGTTGGGACAGGTATGCGTAATACTCATCTCCGTGCTATTGCTCCTACTGTTTCTAATAGCAAGCTTAGCGGTAATGTTTCTCCTGGTGTTGAGCCGTGGGCTGCGAATGTTTTTACAGAGCAGAGTGCAAAGGGGACTTTCATTAGGAAAAACCCGACGTTAGTTAAACTATTAAAGAAACATAAACTAAATACAAATGAAACGTGGAATAAAATACTGGCTGACGGAGGTAGCATACAGGATATCGATGCTTTGGATAATATCACTATGGGCCATGACATTCCAGTTAAAGAAGTTTTTAAAACTTTTAAAGAGATTAATCAACTAGAATTAGTTAATCAAGCTGGTCTTAGACAGCAATATGTAGATCAGTCAGTTAGTTTAAACTTAGCTTTCCCTTCTGAGGCTACACCTAAGTGGTTGAACAAAGTTCATTTTGAAGCTTGGAAGAAAGGCGTTAAAACTTTATATTACACTAGAACAGAATCTGTTTTACGTGGTGATATAGCTCAGCAAGCTATGAATGAAGATTGTTTAGCTTGTGATGGCTAAAGGCTAAAAGTTATGACTTTTTTATACATATAATAATTAATATGTATAAATAATTAAATAATCTATACATATTAAAAAAGGGGTCTCATAATGAGGCCCCTTTCTATTATAGGAATTGCAGGTATGGTACGCCTGATAATCTTTACTCCTATTTCTTTCTTTTTATATTGGATGCTCTTTTACCCATCCCAACTCTTTTCTTTTCAGCTACAGCTTTTTTCTTTTCAGCTGAAGACATTTCACCCCAAGTCTTAACAGTTTCACCACTAATCCTTTTGCTAGGTCTACACTTCTTAGTGTTTTTATTTTTAGTAGATCCGCAAGGGTTACCTTTTTCGTCGGTCCACTTTTCTTTAAACCAGCGTTTAAGGTTTGCGCCTTCTTTTGTTTTTCTAACAAATAGTGGTGACTGTCTCATTACTTTTTACCTTTATTTTTTCTACACTTAGCTATAGCTCCACTCGCGTATGCTGAAGGAAATACTTTGTATTGTTTCTTTACCTTATGGTAGCATGCGTCTTTTAATTTAAATGGTGATCCTTTAGTTAACTTCATAATTTTTGTTTTAGTATACCCAAAATACTTCGGGTGATTTATCTTTATCAATATCTACATGAATGAATGTTTTGCCAACACCTATTCTTTTAAATCCAACTTCTCTCAGTATATCATATAATTTAAATCTATCTACTGAGTTATTGCACTTTATATCTACAGCTAAACCTTTTAAATGTGAAGAATCTGGTTTGCCACCAACAAACTTATTGTGTTCAACTGTTCTAAATCCAGAGTTAGGATCAATAGCTTTACCGTATTTTTTACGAGCAATATCTAGCATACTTATAAGTTCATCACTCATATTTTTACCACTACCCTCTAAATCTGGAGAATCAAACTCTCCGTAAGTAAAATATTTAAACTTCATTATTTAATAATATATCTTTTTTTACGAGCCTCTTCTTCTTTTTCTTTTCTTTTTCTAGCTCTAGTTGCTTTTGCTTTTTCTTTACCTTCCTCTTTTCTCCTAGCTTTAGCCTCTGTTTTTATAAGTTCGTGTTCTTCGTTTTCAGCGCCAACATCCCAAGATCTCCATCCTAAAGCAAGAGCCACTCTTTGCCAAACAGTGTTTCTATAATCCAAAGCTTCAGTTAAAGCGTTTACTTCTGTTACTGCTCTATCTAAAGGCAAGTTTGTAACACCCTCGGTTACTGAGCCTAGTACTTTATAAGATGGACTTAAATTAAATTTACCGTCTATAGTAATATCCCAATCTCTTTTTTCAATAACATCCTTTTCAAATTTTTTTGTTTGTATACCACTATAAACTTTTCTAAGTTTTGATCCAATAGATGGAGATAAATTTGCTAAGGCTAATATAGTATAAGTATGATCAGCCATAAACTTCTTTTTCTCTTGCTTGTCATATTCTTGATAAGCATTTTTAATGGTAGATACGAAAGCACCAGGTAAACCAAAACCTCCTTTTAAAGTAGTGTCAATCATTCCATTTATTATTCTACCTTGCTTTGTGCTATACACTTTTCCATACTTTTCTAATTGCTCTTCTTCAGTAAGCTCATCATCCTCATCTTCAAATCCTGGTATTAAAGCAAATAAAGCGTTTTGCAATGCGGAGAATATAATGTTTTGAACAGTACCATAATATATAATTTTACTTAAGTTGGAAAAATCACTCTGCATCATAGTCTGTCCAGGCGTTCTTCTTCTGTTTTTTATATCTAAAGCAGCTTTCTTTATAGACCTATTTAATTGTATAGGTGTATTCTGAAATGCTAAAAGCATTCTACCGACAATACTTGCTTGATCAGATGATATTAAGGCTGGATCTCCAGATTGTTGGGTTTCTTCAGATATTTGACTAAAATCTTTAAAAGCCATTTCCTCTGCTTGTTCCTTAGTATATAAAGCTTCTCCTTCTTCGTTTACTTTTTTCAAATAGGAATTTATTCTATTTCTATAAAATGTAGCACCACCTGCTGCAATAGCAAAACTATCTGCCATTTGTGTTGGTGTAAAACCTATTTTTAATAAGTAACTTAAAGCAGCTAATGCTTTGTTTTTAGACCCTTTGACTGCTCTTGCAATCTCAGCTTCGTTAACATCACTTTTCAAACCAGATCTTCTTTGCTTAAGTTTAGATGAATTAAACAGTGTAGCAAAATCAGACCAATATTGTTTTTGATTAGCAAACGCAGCTGCTGCTTTTATAGGGTTGTTATCTGACCAATTAATAAAGTTAACTGTCGACAATGTTTGTAATAGTGCAGATCTTCTATTGAAAAACATTATTGCTCCAATAGAATTGTTAATCCAGTTATTAAATCTATTAGTATTATCAGATGAAGAAGACGGTCTATTTGTACCGTTTTTCATTCTATATAAAATATCTTCTAAAGCATCTCTAGTTGCTTTACCATAACCAGCTTCTACTTTATTAAGATTATCTTCGCTAAATATTATATCTGCATTTTCAATAAATTCTGATAAGAATTCTTTTCTACCTACTTTTTCAGTTAAATTGTTTAAATCAGATAATATAGTCTCTGCATCCCAAAAATCCCCAGGCTTAGCCCATTTAGGTCTTTTTGATATCTGCTGTAGTTTTCTAGCATACTCACTTAAATCAGCATTGCCGTTTACATAATCAACTAATTTTTTCTGATCTATTTCAGACAAACCTGGTATTTCATATCCAGAAGCATTCCACAAAGCTACTCTTATAGCTTGATCGTGCGTAAATTCAGTTCCTGGTACAAGTTTACCAAGTTTCTTTATAACAGGTTTCATTTGTTTATTAAGCGCCTTAAAATCGTCCTTAAACGATTGTCTAGTTTCTTCAATAGCTCTTATGCCTTTAAAGTATGGGTCTATTAAATTATCTTGAAAAAACTTTTGATCAGCTTCTCCTTGCTTACCTTTTCCGGCAAAAGTATAAGAAGTTAATCCTTTGAAGTCATCAAGGGATGAAGGCATAAACACTTTAAACTTACCCTTTTTAATACCTTTTCTTCTAGCTATTACTTTGCTAATAGTCTCATCTGCAGCAATACCCGTGCTTCTTTCTAGCATTTTATTGAAACTTTTGTCTAGTTTCAAACTAGGCTTCATGCTTTCTATTTCTGCTGCAGCTCTAATGCTTTTGGCTAAAGACTTTATACCTTTAGCTGTATCTAATGAATTACCTTTTGGGTTTTTTATTTCTTTAAAATTTGGAAAAAGCCTCATATAAACTGTAGCATTAGATCTCACGGGTCTTAATACATTGTTTGTAGTAGCCTCGAGATTTTGATAAAATCCAGAAAGCTTACTTTGATTGCCAATAGCAAAAGCGCCATAATTTCCAATTTGCATTAAGTCTATTCCTTTGTAAAAGTCTTCTATAATAGATTGATTACCTTCGTAGTCTATATAGCCTGCTATTTTACCAGGCATTTCATCCTTTATATTTTGCCAAAATTCTTTGTATGGTAGTTTTAAATGACCGTTATTATTTATAGTTGCTTTTTCGTTTGATTTTGAATTAGCTTTATTTATAGCATTTATTAAATTATCTAAATACTTTTTATTTTTATTTAAAAAATCTACAAACTCTTTTTTGTTGTTTTCACTTAATTTGTTATTTATTTTTAAATCACCAGAGTTTATTAAAGATATTTTACCGTTTGTTGTTTTAAACAAACCAGTTGATATACTACCTATTTGAGCTTTATCATTAAGTTTAACTTCTACTTTATACTCTTTGCCATTCGCATTAACTACAATATCGCCTTTTTGTGATTTTATTAATTTAATTTTTAGTCTACCGCTAGTGTAATCATTTAAAACTTTTTGTAAAGATTTTTCATATTGAATTCCTTTATTAGAAGCTTTAGCTGCTTGCATTCTTTGTAGTATACCTTCGCTTATAATATTCTCCAATATACCATCAAGTACATTTACAGGTATTTTGTTTTTAACAGCTATTTCTTTAATTTTTTCTGAAAGAAGCCCTTCTTCTATTGCTATTTTTTGTATATTATTTATGTCTTCAATTTTCATAGAATACTTTACAGTACCTCTATCTAAGTCTCTTTGAAGCTCGTTAACAAAATTATCACTTAACATTTCTCCTAAAGCTTCTTGATTACCTTCAAAAGCTTTACTTATATTTGAATTTTCATTTTGTATTTCTTTAGACAATATTTCAAAAGCTATTTCTTCAGCTATAGCTTTACCTAAAGATTCTCTTTTACCTCTAATAAGTTTACCTTTTTCATCAATAAATAAACCTACAAAGTCAGCATCAGAAACTTTATCAGCAGGTACTCTTCTAACTATTTCATTACCAGCAGTAGCCCCTCTAACCAATGTTTTTTCACGATCAATCTTTTGTCCAACCCACTGTGGATATGGTACAAAGTTTGGTGCAAATTCTTCTTGAACAATTTCCTTTCCTCCAACGTTTACAGTTACTTTCTTTCCAGTATATTTACCGCCAACTGATTTTTCAATCGCTTGAGGAATACCTCCGCTAACTTTCTTACCACTGTCTTTACCCATCAAAAAAGTAGTGGTCATATTTTCTATGATAGCTTTCTTATGTTTTATAAGATTTTTTTCATAAGTACCATCTTTTAACTTACCTAATCTTTGAATAACTAATTTAGGTGCTGCGTTTGGGTCCCCTACAACCGCTCCAATTTTCTTTTTTATTTCTGCAACCAAAGGTGTTGTTGCTGAGTTGTCTCCTCTTTTAGCTGTAATCTTGCTTTCTAAGCTGGCTAAAACTTTTGTTAATTTATCTGTTATGGCTGTTATAGTAAAGTTAGGTACAATGTTGCTTTTAGTAAGTGGTATGTATTTTCTTTTTTCTGCTTCTTGAGGGGCTGCTTCTTCTCTCGCGGTAACGTCTTTAGCTACACTAATATCTTCTTTAAAACCACCTTCACCTTCTTTTTTGAATTTAGCTAATGCTTCTTTTACTCTGTTTCTAACACCGTACTGACTACCTATAATATAACCACCTAAATCATCATTCGATTCAGGGTTAAAGTCCATTATGTTCTTCTTTAATTGAACCCCTGCAACTTCTGTAAAGAAGTCGTCCCAGCTTTTACCATAAACGTTGTCAGCAACAACACCATAACCAGCAGCAATTTTTTTAATTAAAGGATTAAGCATACCTTTATCAATGTCGTTTATAACTTTAATTGCTATTTTTTCTTTAAACTCTTTGTTAGTTGTACCTACAGGTACCATAGCTTTTATTTGATCACCAATTCTTTTTTCGTTCTTTTTAGTGTCATCTTTAGCTTTTTCTTTAATTTTAGTTTCTTCCACGGGTTTAGCCGCTTCCTTTTTCTTAGCTAACCTTATTTTTGTTTCTAAATTAGATTTAGCCGCTTGAAAATCTATCTCATTATCAAAATCAAATTCATCTAGGTTGTCCAGTTGTTCTTGCAAAGATAGCGACATTTTTGTTCCAGTTTTTATCTCACCTTGTAACTTACTATCAATAAGCTTACCTTTAATACCTTCCTGTAATGATTTTTCAAGACCTTTACTAAGCCCTTTTCCTTTTTTAATACTTCTATTGTAGTCTTTAATAAAATTAAAAACATCCTGTCCTGTGTTAAATTTAGCTTTCCAACCAAATTTACTAAACAACCTTCTAAAAAGATCTTTTAATTTTACACCTAAATTTTCGCTATATTTTATATCACCATCCAGCATAGCTTCACTTAGCAAAGTTATAGTTTCCTCTCTTAAATTACCTAAAGCCTTCATTGCTTTATCATTAGCTTTTTTTGCTAATTTAGGGTCTTGCATGCTTTCCGATATGCTTTTAAGCTTGTCGATTTTAGGTTGATATTTTGCTTGATATTGATCTAATCTTTTTTGTAAAAACTTATTGTCTGTTTTTACCTTAAGCGTTTTCATAAAGTCAAAAAGACTATTACTTACGGCTATTTGATTTTCTGGTGATAAACCAGATTTTAAAGTTTGATCCAATGCTGCATGAAGAACCTCGTGGGCAGCCGTGTTTACAACGCCATCTTTAAAAGCTTCTGCTCTGTTTATTAATATTGTTTGACTACCGTCTTTCCTAGTTATAGTTTGGCCATAAGCGTCACTGTAATTTACAATAGGTTTTTTACCGTCTTCTTCTCTAATTTTATCTACTAATGCGTTTACGCTTGCTTGATCATCTGCAAATTCAATATTTGCGCCTTTTACGCTTTTTAATATTTCAACTGCACCTTTTTCGGATTTAACTGTTTCAGATAATAAGGCTTCTTTTGCAGAAACATTATTTAACTCTTCGTTTATTTTTTTAATCCTATCAGTTTGTTCTTTTACTAATTCAGGGTCTTTATTTGCAATATTTTGCTCAATATTATTTTTTTCTATTATTAAATCAAATGCTTTTTTTCTTCCAGACTCACTAAATGTTTTTGGAATTTTTAATCCAGAATTTCTTATAGTGCTTAAGTTTTCGCTTTCGTTTCTGTATTCTTCCTGTGTAATTTCCCCGTTGTCCAGTTTTCTTTGTAAATTACTTTCAGCTTCTTTGAAAAAATTATTAGCAGCTTTAAGACTTGATCCAAATTTACTTGTTAAATCAAACTTTGTAGCTACATCTCTGGCTGAATTTCTTAATTCTGAAACAGATTGTCTATATACGCTCGCTCCAAAAGGTATAAAGAATCCAGCTAAACCACCTCCTAATGCAGCCTCTCTGTTAGCTTCAGTATCTATATACTTACCTATACCACTAAGACCCTCTAATTGAGTTCCCGTGCTTATTTGTGAAGCTAAATTTTGACCTAACTCAGTACCAGCTTCTCCAATACCAGCTATAGATTGTTGTTTTAACCCTCTAGCTGTAGATTTTACAAATTGTTTTACTTCACCTTTATATAAAGAGCCTAGTGATTTTTTTAAAGTACCACCTAACCCTAATGCTTTCATTGTATTTTTAGCAACTTTAGTAGCCCCTAATTGCTCCAGACTGGCAGAAACTACACCTGCGGCGGCAGCTTGCGCTTGCGAAGCGTACTTACCTTCCTTTAACGCTTCTATAATGTTTTTTTCGTTGTATTCTAGACCATCATTTTTTAAACCCTGCTCTATAGCTCCCATGTAGGAAGCCCCGTACTCCATAGTAAACATAGACATGAATCCTGCTCCAGCTAATACCGGATTACCTGTCATTGCTCCACCAGCTGCTACTGCCATGTAGGGTGCAGATGCTGATATAGTTTTTACAATGTCTTTAAACTGTATTCCATCAGAAAAATCTGCTTGAGTAAAAAGAGAACCATATTCAGAAGATTCCATAACATCTTGTATATCTTCAGCAATAGATTCCTGTGATAGCTTAATTTGATCTTCAAGATACTTTATTTTATCTTTTACAGTACCGCTTTTACCACCAACTCTAGTATTACTTTTTTGACTAAAAGATCCTCCGTATATTACTTTAGCATCATCTTTTAATTTACCAGATTTAACATCATTTTTTAATCTAGATATTTCGTTATATTTGTTCTGTATTTCTACCTGCTGAGCTGCTACCGCTGCTTTATTGAAGTCGCCCCTCATTTGTACACCTGTGCCTACAATAGGCTCTACAACATTCGAAAAAATACCTGTAGGATCATATTGATCAAGAAAATCTATAGAGCTTAAAAAAGCACTTTTATATCTTCCAAACTTTATATTTTCTTTTTCAGCGACACTGCTAGCTACTAATTGTAAGTCTTTTACAGTGTTTTTATAAGCGGTAGATTGAGATACTGGATCTATTACAAGTTCTTTCCATCTATTATTGTATGCTTCTTCAGCGTCAGCAATTCCTTCAGGAGTGTTAAAATCATATTCATCTCTTAATCCAAGAGCATAATCTTTTAACTCTTGCTCTGCTTTTTTAGAAGCTATTTTTATTTGATAATTTATTAGCGGGTTTTCTGCTATTGTTTTTTGTATACCTTGATCTAAAGCTATATTAAAATCTTTCTTATCATTAAAAGCATCAAAATTATTTGGTAGATTTTTAGAAAACTGTTTTTCAGCGTCTTCTGTAGGTATTGAATCGTAAGTGTTAGTTGATTGGTTATACTGTTGCCTGGTGTACCTAGGAACTTTATTAGCTAATTGAGATGCTGCAAAATTCTGTCGGTATTCTATATCGTAATTTTTTAAAAATTCATAAACGCCTTCAGCCTTTAATATACTTTCAAAATCACTTTTATAATCTTGCAGTTGTACACTATAAGGTTTTTCATTGTAACCAGTAGTTCCGTCTTCTTTTAAATAAGTTCCGTATATTTCTTTTTTTTCAGTATCTCTTTTGTAATCTTCAAATTCTTGTTGAGTTACTTCTCTTCCGTTTATTAAAAAAGGCTTAGGATCTTGCAAATCCAAAGAAGTATCTACCGAGGGTGATTCCGTAAAACCTGCTTGTGATGCTGTCATTGGTTGCTGCACTGCATCCGCATCCTCTACAGCGCTTGTTGGAAAATCCTGTGGTTCATCTTTTTCAAAAGTAATTTTATGTTTACTAATATAATCTTCCATAGAAATATTTGCTTTATTTGCAGCATTTTTTATTTCTTCTTCAGAGTATTTAAAACCGTCGTATATATACATAGTTATTTTTTTATTTAATTAAATTATTTAGGAAGCTGCGGCTTAGGGTAACCTAGTGCATCAGATAAAAACTTTATGTTTGAATAACCATCATCAGTTACATCTAAAAACTTGCCTTGAGCACTTTTTTGTTGAAGAAACCATCCAGTGTTTCCGTTTTTGTCTTTTTTGCGTATTGCTTGAATGTTGGGGTCGTTAAAACTATATATAATTGGAACATCACCTTTAATTCCTTCTTCAATAGTTTTATTAAAAACTTTTATTCTTCTTTTTTCTTCTTGCAATTGTTTTTGCTGAGGAAATGTTAACTCTATATCTGTACCGCCTTTCTTTTTTTCTGTTAAATCTTTAGTAACACCAAAAATATTATAAGTCGCTTTTGTTTCATTTATTAATGAGTTCATTAAAGCTTCCTTAATTAAATCTTCTTTACCTTCTCCGGTTAAGTCATCATCATAGCTAAGATCTGGCTTGTTGCCTTTATCAAGGGTATTATTGTATAATCTTATTTTTTCTCTAGGCAATAAACCTGCTAATATCATGTTAGCGTTTGGGGCTAATTGTTTTCTAAAATAATCTTCAGTTACTCTTGCACCTGTACCACCTTTACCATCTTTAATTATTGCTCCTTCTGCATTTATAAATTCACCAAATTTTGACTTAAAGTCGTTTGTATTAATGGTTGATTTTATAGCAGTAGACATTTCTTTAGTAACATCTGGAATTACAGGTGGCATTTGCGTAGTTGCTACATTATCGTTTATAACGTTACCTACAAACTTTTCTCCGTCTTTTGTTTTTTGATAAACATCTAAAGAAAAAACAACCTGACCGTTTTTATCAATTTTATATTTAGCTTTAGTTCTTCCTTCTGTTTGATTTGCCAACACCGAAAGTTTTGCATAAAGATCAGGATTTTCTTTAGGATCAATAGCTCCAGGTGTGCCAGGTATTTTATTAACTTGGTCCATCATAGCTGCTTGAGACATAGCGGTGTTTTTTAACATGTTAGCCATATTGTCTCCTATGGTTTCCATACTATTAATAAAGGTTTTTTCTTCAGCCGTTCTTTTAGCTGGATCTTTCATTAATAGCTTATTCATTAAATCCAATTGAGAGTCCAAATCCTCAAAGTCTGTAGTAGGATTTTTAGACTGCGTTTGCATTATAGAGTTTTGAGCAGCGGCAACTCTTTTGTCGGCTTCAGCTCTGATAGCAACAGTTTTAGCAGCATTATCAGCATGTATTTTATTTATACTAGATACAACACCTGTTCCAATACCCGCTAAGGTTTTTTGCAAATTCTGTTGGATCTGCATTGACTGTGTGTCTATATATTGTTTTGGATCTCTATAACTCATTTTTTTATTTTTTATTTATCAGTTTGAAGAAAAATTTATTTGACCCGCGCTATCTAAATCAACTGATCCGCCGCCGGTGTTTACATCAAACATTCCTCCATTTAAACTATCTGTAAAAGCAGTGCTACCACTAGGCAACGAAGCGGAATTATTATAGGGGCTTGCTTGTTGTGAAGCTAGACCGGTTAATAAGTTTCCACCAATAGAAGCTAGACCACCAATTAATCCAGCCGTGTTCGCTTGTCTGGCTGCCGATGCTTGCATTGCTTGTGCTTGAGCACCTGATAATTGTGCTGATACCCTATCTAACTGCTGCATTTCCCTAGCTTCTTGAGCTCCAAACATAAATTGTTTTCCAGCTGCTTCTAGCCCTTGTACTCTTCCGCCTTCACCTATTTGAATACCTTGAACCCTTGCAGCTTCCTGCATTCTCATTCTATCTAACTGTTGTTCACCTTGAGCTCTTAGTCTTTCGTTATTTGCTTCTTGTTGTTCAATACTAGCTGATACACCTTTTTTGCTTTGCAAAGCCGCCTGAGCCAAAGCTGTAGCCCCACCAGCTCCAGAGCCAGTAGCTCTTAATGTATCTAATGTATTAGCCAATGATATGTCAGCTTGTTCTATTTGCATTTCGGCAGCTTGGGTGGCCACGCTTAGGTTAGCATATGGATTAGATAATGTAGAGCTAAGATCTTTAGCTAAACCACTTAAATCTTTAACGCCCGAGTATGGATTGGTTATTTCCTGTCTACTAGCTTCTAATGTGCTTAGTTTTCTTTGTAATCTAGCTTGTTCTTGTTGTGCTTGTCTTTCTGCTCTTCTTCTTCTACCCCCGCCAAATATAGACCCTATAATTTGTACACCTCCAGATATTAAAGCTGCGCCAGCCATTGTTAGTGGCTCTGCCGTTTGAACATTTCCTTGCCCAAAGAAAAATATTTCTAAAAATTCTATCATGATATTTGTTTTTTATCTTCCATAAGTTGCGCCTACTGCGAATAATTCTTTTAATCCACCTGGATCTGTAGTTGTATCTGTAGTCATATATACACTTAAGTAATGACCTTTTAATCCCGACGCTGTTGAACCCAGTAATACTTGTCCAGGTAGCACATTGGTTGTATTTAGTGTTGAACTATTTTTAATAGCAGCAACATATTCATTTTGTTTTCTATCGAAGCCAGCTCTGTATTGAATATTGTTTTCAACATAAGCTCCTTCGTTATAACTATATATTTTAGATGATTCATCAACAACTGTAACCCATTGATTATTAACATCAAGCACAGGTTGTATTTCATCAGACTTTATATAATTCACTTTCCACCCATTACTACCTTCGTAATTTATAGTTTTGAATGTTTTAATTCTAGTAGGATCTGGGTTTATAATAAATTCAATTATACTAGGGTTAGAAGCGCCACCGTAAAAAGAAGCTCTAGGAGCAGAACTATCGTAATGCTTATATACATTAGACCCGCTAGTTGTAAAGAAATTTCCATTAGAGCTAAATCCCCAATCTGGCTTATAAGAGTAAAAACTACTCCATCCATTAGTGGCTTCATCAAAACTTAAGGTTTGGTAAGCGTCACTATTTGTATTATAGTTTTGCAAAGATAGTGTATAATTTTTACTATAAACATCGTAAGAACCTAATATCTTTCCATCATTAGCAACATTTAATAAATTTTCTCTAAAAAAACTACGCATTCCATAGTTTGATATTTCAGTGATACCATCTCTTGATAATCTTAAAACTGCATTTCTGTTTTTATCTACAAAGTATTTTTGGTAGCCATAAACAGCAAAAGACTCTGGATTTTTAGAAATACCAAACTCTCCAGCGTAAGGAACTATTTGTCCTATAACTAAATTTGTCGATGTTGTAATTGGATTACCTTCAGCAGAATATATAGCGTCTTTGTCTATTAAAGCTCTATTTACTTTTCTTTCCTGAAATATAATTAAGTTAGTATCTTCAGCGTAAAGTTTTTGAATACTACCATTGATAGGATCAACGCTTCTAGTTATTTCTTCTCCAACACTAAACTGATTTGTTTGATTAATACCTGTTCTAGAATTTAAAGGGCCAGAATATATTAGTGAATTTGAAAGCCTTTGCTGACTGTCGTTGTCTTCTACAATATAAGCTTTAACACCTAAGTCTGTAGATGTATTATTATAGCCACCTCTTATTCTTGATTCTTCTATACACCAGTCTTCTTGAATAATAGTGTTAGCTGGAGCTGTCCAAGCGGTAGCTCCAGTTTTTTGATAACCAACAGGAGCGTCAGCTATTCTCTTCACATAAAATGAGTTAAAATATCCTACTTCTAATGTTACTGGCATATTTTATATATTACTTGTTTTTTATTAGTATTACGGTGGAGTAGGGCAATTACCAGTGCCATACGTATCGTCACCAAAAGTTACGTTAAAGAAACTATCACCACTGCTGCAACCTGATCCTGATATCCTTTGTGTTATCAATCTATATTCCCCTTCTAAATTAAACGTAAATGAATCAGTATCTATTGTGTTATTATCACTAGACAAATTTTCTGATAATGCAACTGTACCTCCTGTCGATTTAGTTGCTTGAGTCCAAGAACTATTAGCATCAGATCTGTATTGTATTGTATATATAATTTCAGAAGTAGCCGTAGTAGATGTGTTTCTAAAGGAAGTATTAATATACATAACTCCCTGGGTTAATGCACCAGTTGAAACGGGTTGTACGTCTGAAGGAGCTTGATCACTTACGTTGTAATAGATAGTACCAGATTGATTATATCCTGTGGGATAAGTTCCTGTTGCTCCTGCAATATCACTTGCTAAAAATTGGTACTCTATAGATTCTGCACAATTAACCGTGTCAGGTGTTCTCTGGTTACCTCTACATATAGCCACTGGTACATTAGGTATACCTGTAGTGAACTGTATAGCACATTGAGTTGAAAGAGAATCAGATCCAACTCCATTTAGATCAGAAACCTTTACTGTTACATTGTAAGTAACTTCGTTCGTTAATGAATAACCACTACCCATTTGTAATCTACCAGGTACAGTATTAGAAAATTCAAAAAACCCAGCATCTAAGCCAGTAGTGACTCCATTAACTGTTTTTGTTCCATTACCTACTTTACTCCATAATAAATCTAAAGTATTAGCAGCAGGTGTACCTGAAGTGTCAGAACTACCATTGTCATCCACAGTAAAGTCTTTTATTATAGTAGACGTGTTGTTTAAACCAGTGGGGTTCGAGCAGTTTATATTTCTAGGGGCTATATTAGTTAAAGATATGTTGTTTAAAATTATATCATCAGTATAAGTACCTGATCCATCGCTGTATGTTACATTTACGGTAATAGTATAAACATCGTTGACAGAACTGTTTGAAGTGTATACGAATCTAGCGTTAGCGTTTGACTTTACTTGGAACCTATTAGTACTAGGGTTTAAAGATACGGAAAAAGTATCATCAGATACTGTTTGATTAGGAGCTGTTATGCTTAAACTATTTATAGTAATACTGCCACTTGCGGCAACATTTCCGCTACCTGTTATAAAATCAAAATCATTTCCAATAGCTTGCTCGCTGTTTATGCTTTCTGGAAAAGAAGCTTCAGCAAAATTAGCACTAACTAAACCTCCATACTGAGAATTTATAAGTGAATTCAAAGTTATTAAATTACCTGATAAAGATGTTTCCCAGAATATATCTAATATTGAATAAGTAGGTTTTGTTTCTGCAATAGACAAAAACGGAACCATAGATAACTGATTATTATTATTTGGAGGAGTGTTATATACAGATGTAGAAAAAACTCTAGCCCCTATAGGGTTACCGCTGTTTTCTGCAGATGAAATTTTTACAACAAAGGGATTTGACTCTCCATCGTATATAGAAGGATCTGGCCCTGTTGTACCCCATGGTATTTTACCTGTTGGCTCTGGTATTTCATTTATATCCTCTATCCCACTAGTTGGATCTCCTGGAGTGAAGTAATTGTATGTTTGTAATATAGCAGATTCCCCGTATTCACCAGATGTAACAGCAGGCTTAAATGGAATAGCTTGTATTTCCATATCTCTTACGGTTGCAATACTTAATACATTCTGCGATATATTGTTTGGGTAGTATTGAGCATTCCAAGGAGTGTCTTTCCTATAAGAAGCTTGTGGCTTATTATCTATAATTGGATTATTAACCCTTATGCTTATTATTTCGTCGCTGTTATATTCATTATCGCTTGGTCCAACTTCCTTTAAGTTTCTAGGTACTTTATTGATATTATCACTAATTAAAGTTGTAAAAAACAATTTATTAGTATCAACTTGCTGAGTTACCGGATAGCCATTAATAAATCCAGGTAAATAAACATTATAGTATTCTTGTTCTTGCTGTTTTACAACAATCTTATAAGAATACCAGCCCAGCGGATTAGAAGCAGAATATACTCCAGGGTGACCATCTTGGCTTGACCCTGATTCACCTATGGTTTCGTTTAATTGTACGCTTAAAGCGTCTCCTAACCATTCAATAACCGGATCTGTTGTTTGTCTATCTAAAGTATTATATGGATGAAAAACTGTTGATCCAGGTATTGACGATACATCGTCATAGGATGAAAGAATAACGTCAGATTGCCTACCATATCTATCAGATAATACAAATCCAACTTGATATGTTCTATTTTGTTTTAAAGTATGTTTAGGGAATTGAGTGTAATTATCGTACCTTGTATTTTTATTTTGTGCCGTAGCACTAAACGCTATTTTACTTGGACTAGAATGTCTGTCTACGTAGTTACCATATATTATTCTATTTCCTATAACTTCTTGGCTTAGTGCTCTAACAGGCACTTTATCTGAAACCCTAGTTGTTTGATTTTGAGGTAAAGTTTTATATGGTTTATTTGAAGTATAATTATACTCTATATAATATTCTGATATGTCTCCATTTATAAAATCATCATAAGAAATGCTAGGTAGAACTGTTGTAGACGGAGTTATTGATAAAGTGTCTAAAACTTTAACAGCCAAAGCATCTGACTCTTTGTATAAAATATCTATTTCGCTTAAATGTAAATTATTAATTAATTGAGTATAATTAGCGTTGCCATCCGGCGTAGGTATCTTTAAAAGTATGTTGTCAATGTTATTCTCAAACCAGGATAATATGGTTGACTTATAAGCATTATCCATGTCATCTGTAATAGAATCTAAGCCGCTCCCAAATTCACTATAGTTTTTAGGTATAAACATAGGCTGGCTAAACGGAGCCATTAAAGAGTATTCGTTGTCTTCAAACTTAAATCTATAACTAAATCTAACAAATTTATCATCTAGCCATTCCGAGTCACCTTTCCAATTTACATCGTAATCAGGATTGTCGCTTATGCTGATGAAACTGCCATCAGGCAATGTAGTTTCTTTGTCTAAAGTTATTGTTATAGATTGAAAAACACCTGTATTGTCAACAACCGAAACGCTAGCAACTCTTGTATCTACTGGTATTCCCGAGGTAGTAGAGGTAACTAAATCTCCTATCTTTGGTATACCATTGTTACCGCTGTATAAAAAGTCAGCATCAGCGGTTGACGATCCTTTTATTTCATAAGTCTTACTAAGACCTGTTCCAGCTACAGTGGCATTTCCTGATGAACGATTGGACATATACTTACTACTTTTGTTTGACATAGAAGTCCTGCTAAAATCTAGCTTAGTTCCATTAGTAATAGTCACGGAGCTAGAAAGAGTCAACGTATTAGCAGTAGCAGGTTTACCTATAACCACGACTAGTCCAGTTATTTGCTGCGTAGCTAGCCTGTCTTTTTCAGTAACTATATCACCTACTTTTATTTCTGAAGAGTCTTCAACGGTTATTGTAGAAGTACTAACAGCTGGATCTGGTGAAACTATAGTTGTTTGGACCCTGTCCATAACAAGTATAGGTTTATACGGGGCATACTTCGCCACAGATATTTGATCTTCGTTGGTGTAATGACCTAAAGGTTTAGTAACGTTTATTTTTCTAGGTTGATTATAGTTGTCTGTCCAAAATAAAAAATCTTCAATTAAATTTATACCAGTAATAATATAATCCTTGTTTAAATTTAAAAAAGAACCTTGTACTAAAATAGAAGGAGCCTGTAAGCCTGAACCTAAGTTTACGCTAAATATGTAATGATCAGTGTTGTTTGTAGCTATAAAATACCCTATATTATTACTTTCGTCTACGGTATACCCTATAATTTCAATACTAGGATCATTGCCACCTGTAGATAAAGATAAATCAGAAATTTTTACATTTCCTAAAATATTTTCAAATTCTCCAACGGTAGAGCCTTCCGATCTACTTATAGCTAAGTTTTGAGCTCTCCTATATTCACCATTAGGCATTATACGAGGATCAAGATCTTGATTCATCTTGCCTTTAAGAAATGTATTTTTAATTTCAGCCATTTAATTCTAGTGTTTTATCCATTTAGATTTACCTCGCATTACTTGTACTATTTCATCAAGCTTTATATTTGATAGTCTTAACTTAGCGTTTCTTAATTTAGCACTTCTCTCTTGCTTTAATCTTCTAACTATATATTCAGGTTGGTTTATCCTAGAAGCTACTATAGCGTGGCTTATATGAGCATATAAAGCTTCTTCTGCTAGCTTTGGGACTTTAGTGTCCATATCATAAGCTAATCCGTCAGATATATACTCTAAAATTATTAAAGCGTTTGCTAAGTTACTTGAAAACGACATTTTACCTTCTCTATGATTTATAGTAAACCATCCGTTTTCTTGAGCGTATTGGGGATCTAACCCATAGTTTTGACCTAAAAGCTGCTCATTCCATCCCCAACTGTCATATCCCTCGTTGTATAAATCATCCACATTATCTTGATTTATCAAAGTATCATCAGCTGTTCTCCATCTTTCTTCTGTTATCGATGTTCCCTCAACATTGTTTCCAAAGCTATCTTGCGTTGGTACACCTTTGGAATCTTGTACAGGTGTTTCAAATGGGTTTGTAGTTAAATTGTTTGCAGGATATATAGGTCTTTTTACACCTAATTTATCTATCCAAGACACTTTAGTGTAATTCACATAGTCTTGAGGTATAACAACACTTAATTCAGAGGGTATAGTTAATTCCTGTGATTTAATACTTTTTAAAGTATCATAACTAAACTCTTGCATTCCTCGTTTTGCATGGAATATAATATCTGTTCTTTTACAACTAGGTATTAATTTACCAGTTCCCACGTAAGCTATTTGAAAATTGTTTATTATATCTTCTAATGATATATATCCGTAGCTTCCATAGTTTTCCTCAACAGTGTTACCGTAAGCATCTCTATTTCCGTATTCACCACCACTTAATATCTTTAACTGAACAACTATACTCGTGTTAGCTGCTAAGTTATCTGTAAATGTAATTGTATTACCACTAACTGTATATTCTGACGTATACTCTGTATATGTTAAAACACCAGAGTTAGCTGTATATAACTTAAAATTATTTAAAGCGTAATTTGGCTGAAGAGGATCATAACTACCAAACACTAAATCTGTATCAAAAGTAGTTGTGAAGGCTTGACCAGTACCTGCTGCAGATAAAAATTTTTGTACACCCGCGTAGTATTGCTGATTGTTTTCTGTAATTAAGCCCATGTATTATTAAGATTTTTCGTTTATGTCTTCTTGTTGTATTTTCTGTGCCGCTACTTGTATAATAGTAGGATCTTGTATTATAACTCCTGAGTACAATAATATACCATTAATAATATCAACTTGTTCAGATGGGTGTAATTCAAAATTAACTGATGAACTAGCGTCATATATATACTGACCTAAACTACCAACCGAGTATCCCCAGTTTATCATAGCAGGCTGTTTTAAGTAAGATACCTGAATACCAGATGTTATACTTGATGGATATACACTTATCTTAGTGTCTTCATATAAAAATACAGGTTGTTTTTTTGTTGGGGCGAGTAATGGTGCTCTTTTTATTTTATACCATTCGTTTCTCTCTACCATTTGAGCCTCTATTGTATCGTCATATATTACGGTACCTAGCCTATAAAAGTTAGGCAATGAAGCGGTTGTGAAGTGATCGGTTGAAAACGTAGGCGTAGCTATAGTTTTAAATATATCTAGTTTTTCTTCAAGGTTTTTAACCCTATTTGCATACTCGTTATCATTTTCGGGTATACGTAACTGTTGGTTCAAGTCACTCATATATTTTTCAAATATACCTTGTTGTACTTGGTTACCCACTTTATTAAACTCATCAGGCGTTATGTAGCCTCTTTGTTGTTGATTAAGTATTAATAAGACAGTTTTATAAACTAAATCTACGTTTACAGCCATTGTTTATTTTTTTATTATAATACTAGCCAGTCACATTAAGCGACCAGCTAATATTAATATTACATGTTAATTCAAGTTTTTCTCTACTGACCTATAAACTTCTACACCTTCATCGGTTTTAAAGTAAGCTGCCATTGCAGAGTATGGGTTTTCATCAAAAGGCACAGTCATTAATTTTCTACCATTTGATCCCCAGGTAAATGTTCTTTGATCTTGAGATAGTTTTATAATGCCCATTTCAGAAGCTTTTATAGCTATATTTCTTAATTGAACATTATCATCATTTGCTAACTCCATAAATAAATCTGGACTTTTCTTTGCAAATAGTAAAAGATCTCTTTTTAATTCTTTAGTTGTCATAGTTGAAACTTTAGAGCCTAACTCAACACGAAGTATTGCTTCAGCATCGTCAATATCCATTGTTCTTGCAGCCATCATCGCGTCTATTTGAACTTCTAAGTCTTCTAACTCATCTTCAGCTATAGCTACCGGATTGTGCTCGTAGTATTTGTTACCTAGTAGCGGGTGGTATAAAGATAATAATTTTTGTAAATTTTGTTGCTCTTTTTTAACGTAAAGTATACCGTCTTTGAACATTATATGACCTAATGTTGCTTGACCATTTTGTTCGTCTACAAAGGGTGAGTTTTGATTAGTTGCATATCTAAGTTCTCTTTGTGTTCCTGTTTCTTTGTCAAAATACAACAAAGGATGCCTTGATGTGTGTTTTGATGAAATTGTTAAAGTTAAAGGCGCTTGACCTATAACTATATACATTCTATCTTTTATTTCCCAGCTTGGTTTTGCTGGTTCTTGTTTTATTGGAGCAGTCATTACTTCTTGCTCTTGTGTTACTTGTTTATTTGCTACAGGCTTTTTAGCTGTAGGCTTTTTTGCATTTGCTGCCATAATATAATATAATAAAATTTTTAATAAGAGTAATAATTACCCCTGTCAGTTCAACAAGGGTAACTACTACATTAATTTAATCAGTACTAGTCTGTGAATAACACAAAGTTATTAGCTCCTTGAGTTACTAAACATCTTTCAGATAAGAAGTGAACCTCCATAGCATCTAAATCAGAAGTAGCAGCGCCACCTACAGATCCAGTGATCCAGTTTTTCATTCTTCTATCATCAGCTTGAGAAGCTCTATATCTTACGTGTAAGAAAGGTCTTCTGATGTTAGTTCCTAATATTTGGTCATAAACTGTAGAAGTTCCGGCAGGTACTAATACACCTTCGATACCAGCATCAGCAACACCTCCACGAGTAGAAGCATCGTTTAAGTATTTCCAGTCAGTTTTGTAGAAGTCATAAGAACCTCTTCTGAATCCAGAGAAACCTAAGTTTAATGCCATTTCTTCAGAGTTTTCAAATACACCAAAAGAACTACCCCCTGCATACACAGCAGCAGTTGGTGATCCTAAAGGACCATTAGCTCCAATACCACCTAACATATCATCAAAATCTAAAGAAGTTTCTCTATTTAAGAATAACATGTTTTCTTCGATAGCTCCCTGAGTATCCAAGTTTTTAAGTATTGAATCAAACTGAGCTAAACCAGTTGCTGCAGTAAAGTCTACTAATACATTTCCACGGCTTTTAACAGCAGCGAAAAGACCTTCAGTACCTCTAGCAGTTGTAGTTGAGCTTCCAGATTTCAATTCGCCTTCTACCATAGACATTTCTAAGTAGTCTTCAAAACGTAGTCTAGTTTCAGACTCAGCTTTTAAGTACCATAAGAAACCTCCTTGACCAGACTCAGTAGCTACTTCAACCCATCCAATCTGAGCAGTGTCAGATCCGTTGATTGCATACTTGTCTTTAATGATAATAGGAGAGTTAGAATACTGAGTGAAAGAAGGGGTTACAGAAATTCTATTAGAATCTCCAGTTCCTTTTCCATATTCAGATCCGTAAACAAAGATTTTTAAGTTTGGTCCACCAGTTACTAAGTCAACTTCAGCAGCACCACCACCGGTTCCGTCTAAAGCTTCTTGAGAGTAAGGTGCTACAGTTAATGCACCAGCAGCTAAAGCACTACCAGGAGTTGCACCAGATGCAACAACGTAACAGTTTAATTCTGCTCCATTTGCAGGGTTCATCACTACAATTGTAGAACCAGGAGATACAACGTTCTCAATACCAGCTGCTACAGGAATAGTTAAAGTAGATACTTTTGCTCCTACTGCTCCAGCTACAGTTGCTATAACATTTTCGTAAGAGATGTGTAATCTATTTTGCTCAGACCATACTACTTGGTCAGAAGTCATTGGCATTTCAGCTCCTACCATTCTTAAGAAACCTCCTAAAGTTCTATTTCCATAGCGCTCTACTTCAGCTTCATAAATTTCCGGTAAGTACTGTTGTGCGAAGTCACTCGTTCCATCAGTAAAGTTTAAATAATTGCCTTCTAAGGCTTGTTTTTTTGGCGTTGGGACTAAACTTCCGAACGCTGGGCTTACATTTGCCATAATTTTAATTTTTTTTAGTTAAATTTTTTTGTTTTAATTCTAAGTTTAGAAGAATCATAACCGCTTATTGACTTAACTTTTATTCCATTTACAAACTCACCCGAGGCGGTTTGCCTTGGTTCTGTGCTAGGATTTTTAGACTTGTTAACTATTTCTTTAGTAGCGTCTGTTCTTCCTTGTTCATAAAAATGATTAATAATCTTGTCAGCATTTGAAGCGATATAAATAGCCTTGTGATAACCTTCTGTATCTTTTACATTACCTTTTTCGTCAAGAAACTTTCCTACGAAATTGTTAATGCTTGATTGGCTCTCTGCAACTTTACCCGGGTCTTGTAAACCATATCTAAACTTCTTTTTACCTACATTAAAGTCAAAACCTTTGAATTCATTAGTAAAGTAATTATTTGTTTTTGATTTAAAGTCCGAGTGCTGCTGCTCAGCTACTTTCTGATCTTCTTGATATCGGTTGAAAAACTCCATTGCTTTTTGTTGTTCCTGAGTAACGCCGGGTCTCAACTTGATTTCGTCGTAATATTTACTCTTGGTGTTTTCCAAAAAGCCTTTTGCTTTTGCAACTTCTTCTTTAAACGCAAGTTTCTTTTTGCGTATATCTTTTTCCTCGTCTATGTCTTCATCGTAATCGTAGTCCTCTAATAGTAGGCTAACGTCATCTGATTCTAGATAAGGTTTTGTTTGTTTATAATATTCTCTTAATAATGTTTTATCATCAACATTTGAGTAGTCTGCGTTTAGTCTAACATAGTCTTCTACTGATCCGCCTGTTTCTTCCATGAATGTAACAAGTTTTTCTATGTTTTCCGGTAATACTCTTTGTTCAGCTACCTGTTTATACTCTTCAGCGGCTGATTGTAATTGATCATTTGGAGAAGTATCGTCGCTTTCGTCTACAATCTCTATAATACCATCCTCTTGTTCTGTTTCCGACGTGTCGTTAACAACTACAACGGGCTCTTCAATAACATCTTCTTTAACTTCTGGTATTACTACTTTAGCAGGTTCTTCTGCTGCTACTTCCTTCGCTTCATCTATATTAACCTTTATAGGTTCATTAGATTGATTGCCTAATTTCTTAGGGCTTGTTTTCTTGGATTTAATTTTAAAATCCCCTTCTTGTTTTACTTCTGACATAATATAATATAATTAAATAATTGTTTATTAGCTAGGGCCGAACTCTTCTATTCCAAATCCACCTAACACATCATTACCTGATGATTCAAAGTTTTTAGGTAATCCCTCTGTTTGTCTTTGTTGTATCAACTCAGACTGTTGGGACCCTTGCATTTTTATTCTTTTATCTTTTCTATCTTCAATTTCTTTCTCTTTAGCTCCTTCTGCGTTGGCTCTTACTTGAGCTAGCTGCATATTGAAGTTAAATTCTTCAGCCATCAACTCTCTTTTTATTTGAGCTTCAGTTTGCATTCTTTGTATTTCAAACTGCGACTTGGCTTGCTCTATGCTAACTTTTTCCTGGGTGAGTGCTTGTTGTTTCTGCACTTCAGCCATTGCTGCTTTTTCAGACGCTTCAGCATTTGCTTGCGCTTGTGCTTGAATATTAGCTTGCTGTTGTTCTTGCTCTCTTTTTATTTTTTGTTTTTGCCTAAGCTTTAAGAATTGGTTAGCTAGTTTTATGTTTTTTATTTGTCTAATATCAATCGCATCGGATAAAGCAATTGCTTGCGTTTGTAAAGCTACTTGTATATTTTGTTCTAACAAAGCTTTTTCTTCATCTTCTGGTTCAAGCTCTAAATAAATACCAAAATCATGCAACTGCAAACTCATTAATTCCTCAAGAGTTTTAGTATTAAATGTACTTATAGCATTTGTTAAAGCATTTTCTGTTAAAGGGTTTTCAATCACATCAGCTACCTTCAGACTTATGTTTTCACATGTTCTAACAGTTAGATACAATAAAGAGTCTAACACGTGTTTAGTCGCAATATTGGAAGCGTTGGCTGCCATTTTTTGTAAACCTACTAAAGAATCTTTATTAGGAGCACTACCATCTCTTGCTTCATTTAATCCGGTTACATCTCTTATCATTTGTAAATAATACTGATATGTACCTATTAAACTTTGTATTTTTGCTTGACCGCTTGAAGACGATAATTCTTGCACAGGTACTTTACCTCTATTTAATTCACCGTCTTGAGTCAATGATCTACCTACAACAGAACCTGTTTGAAAGTACATGTTTAATGCTTCGGCTGGATTGTATGTTGTCCCGTTACCTAAATCTACTTCAGCTAAACCATCCATATCTAAGAATACACCATCTGGTACTATTCTAGACATTACTTGTTGTAATTTAAGATGTGTTATTTGAATCATATCAGCAAAGCTAGTAATTTTACTAACTATAGACTCTATACGTCCTTTATACATTCTAGGTGCTGATATACAGTAATTCATCATTACTTTTGTAGTATCAGCTGTTGGTCTAGTCATATTTTCAGCCAACTTCCATTCTAGCATTATATTTGTACCTAACACTTTTGCTCCAGTATATAAAACTTCTATTGTTCTAGATATTCTTTCAAAGTTATCGTTAGCCGGGGGGTTAAACGTGTCAGGCTTTTCTAATGTTTTTTCTAATCCTTGATCTGTTTTCTTTATTTTAAATACTTGGTCTGAATATGTTTTGTACTCAAAGTATAATACTTGTATTGTATTTTCATCATAATTACCCCAGTTAGTTACATACTGTGAATTACCAGGCATATCCTGTATTTTTTCTAATTCAGCTGGTGATAAATTTGGAAACTGCTTTTTAAGCTCTGCTAAAGAAATTGATTTAACTTCACCTACATAATATATATCCTCAAAGTTTGGATCCTCTGTATATGAATAAATCATATTAGCAGGGTCAACATAGTCAGTAACGATACCTTCTGCTTTGTTAAACGATGTTTTAACAGCTCCAATACCTATAGTAGTTAAATCATGAGCCAAACGTTTTTTTGTTTGCTCATACTTATTAAAAGCTAATACATTATTTATAACCTCCTCTTCTGCAATTTCTACATTTTGCTTAGGTGTCATTTGTAAATGTATATCTAACTCTTCTCTGTTCTCAGGTAAACTTTCTAAGTCTCCTGTTGTTGAGAAGTCCATACCTAAGTTTTGTTTTATGTTTAACAAAGCTTTTTTAGTATTCATATCTTTTTCAACGGCCGCTGCGTAATCTGTTCTGCTTTTTACAGAAAAAGGATCTTGAGCAAAAGCGTTTATATCGTATGACTTGTTTGACATTCCGTTTACAACAATATCAACAAATTTTGATATAACTGGTATTGGTTTCCAATCTAAATTAAGATAAGATAAATCGCCATTAATAGACAATTCATCTTTATACTTTTGTATTGATTGCTCACCTCTAGCGTATAAACGTAGCGAGTGAAAGCTATTCCAATTGTTTAAGTATCTATTACCATTACCTCTTCCTTGATTGAACCATTCTTGTTCAATAGCTCTAGAGACTTGTAAGCCATAATCGTAACTAGCTTTTACTTCGTCGCTAACAACCTGGTTAGGGAAAGAACTATCGGTATTTGTTTGTATTTTCATTTATCTTAATATTTTAGACATAGAACCTCTATTATCATATCTTTTAATTCCTAAATCGTAAACCTTTTTTTGCACAGGGCTAACTGGTGAATATAAGTTTTTATTACAAGCCATTATTGCTAAACCGGAACTAATAGAAGCATCGTGTTTTGTTCTATTATTTATATTGAATTTACCCCAATCCTCTAATGTTCTTTGAAAGTACATATCTCCGTATCCAGCTTCTGTTTGACCAACGCAAGTTTCTATATATGATTCTATGGCTGCAGCGTGTGCTTGCTTTATATCCTCACTAGAGTTTGGTATACCACCTATTTCTCTTTCAGTTACGGATAATTTGTTTAATCTTTTATCAGGTCTATTCATTGAAAAACCTCTATAACCTCTTCTTTTGAAATGGTACAGTAATCTAGGTTTGTTATTTTCAGCAAGTAATGGCATACCGTAAAATACACAAGCCATTAATACATCTTCAAAAAATATCTCAGCAGTTTGTGGTCTAGCTATATATTCTAAAAAGAATCTGTTAGGTGGAACATCTTCCATACTAAACTTAGTTAAACCGTGTAAAGCTCCGTTAGAACCTCTTTTATCAACTGTGCCTGATATATCATAACTGTCACAACCAAAAGCGCCGCAGTGTTCATTACCTGGGTATTTGGTGTTACCTTTTAGTATAACTCTGTTTTGCATTTGCACCGGAGGCACCCAGCTTATATTAAACCTACCGTTCTTGTTAGGCACAAATATAACTTTAGAGTCTTTGATGCCGTTTTCCCACATGAAGCTACCTTTAGTTATTATCGATGTGTTTCTAAGGTCTTCATTGTAATCTATTTGTTCATATATCTTCGTTAAATTAAACAAAGATTGTTTTGCTTCATCTCTAAAAGCGTGTTGCTCTGTTCTTGGAAATTGACGATAGTATTCGTTCAATCCGTCTTGATCATTCTTTAGTCCTTCTACTTCATTATTCCAATAATCAATTACACCTTGTTTTATTAACGATCCATCAGGACCTTCAACTGGTTTTTTTGGCGTTTCAAATACAGGAAATCCAAAAGAATCAATGTATCCTTCGTAGTTCCATTCCATAGGTATGAACAAACTATATAATCCTGAACGAGTCTGTCCATTGGCGTTTCTGCTTGTTGCATCTGAGTCATAGTATAGTTTTTTAAAATTCTCACCACCCTTATCTAAAGCATTTGACGTACTACCCATCATACACTTACCTATAATTCTAGAACCTAATCTTAAACAAGTTTTAGTAACCCTCCAGTTATTAAGTATGTTTGTAGGCTTTTCCCATTTACCACTTTCATCGTGGATTAATAGTTTTAGTTTTTCACCATCGTACGAGTTGTCCCCGGTGTTCTTCCAGTCGATTGTTGTATCGAGCCCGGTAATTTCCTGTAACTTTTCATTGGTGTCGAGCTTCTTACGGGTGAACTTTGACGCTGGTACCCTATACGCGAGTTCCGTCTTCGGTCTGTCCATACCGTCCTGGATGGGCTTGAAGAAGAAAGGGTAGTTAACTGAAATGGGTACGACCTTATCAGTAAACATCTTTTTGGCGTCTGGCCCTGACTTTGATAAAATGCCAAATCTTGAATCTGTGGATATTGTTGCCTGATTAACCGCCTCGCCTGATGCCATGAAAGAGAAACCTGACCGTCGGTTTTTAAGATAACACATTCCGTAACACCGTACATCTGCTTTACAAGCTTCCCAGAAGATGAAGAATAATCTGTTTGATTCTCTAAAATCTGCTTGCCCAACATCAATCTTGGACCACTGCAGGTACATGTAGTGAGTACCAGTAATATAAGAAGGCTTATCTTTGTTAAAAAACCAAAAACCTTCTTCACGCCTTTTAAACTCTGTGTCAATATAATCATACCATTTCTCTTTAAATTCAGTAGGATATTCATCCCAATCAAACACCGATTTTATTTTAGAAAGCTCTTTAGGGTATTCAGTGTAACTCCATTTATTACCTTCGAACTTAATAACATTACTTTCTTTTGGTAATGCTATTTTTACCCCTTGTATTTCGTAAACCTCTCCTATTTGTCCGGTCTTACTAATCACCACTATATCGTGATCTTCATTGTAACCGTACTCCCATTTCTTATACCTATTTAACCTTTTTACTACCTTAGGTTTAATATAGTCTTTTAATACTGTAACTAAAGTTTGCTCGTACATTATCTAGATCTTCCTTCAGCAAAACCCCTAAAAGCTTTTTCTTCTTTAGCTTCTTTAGGTTTTTCGTTTAACATTGCATCCTCTTGTTCTATTCTAGTAAGTATTTCAAAAGCATCGAATATGGCTAATTTTTTAGTTGCAGCAGCGTTTTTAAGTCTGTCAGCTGATATATCATCTTCTGAGTCAACGATCTTTTCTTCTGCCACTTTAATTAACTCCTTAACTGCTTTTTGCCCAGCTAGGATTATATTCTTCTTGGTTTCTTTTGTGTTCATACTTTATAACAATATCATTAGATTTCATACAATAAACTCTCTGATCATCTATTATAAAGTCCCATTCGCTTCCAGGCGTAAAGCCTACTGTGTCTCCTGGGTTAATATTAAGCGCTTTTAAAGAACTATTACCTATTTTTAATATACCAATAAGCTCTTGCTCTTTTTGTGATCTTAAAGTGTCTTTGTTTTTTAAAGGCATTACAAAACACCTGTCTCCAAATGATTTCCAATCCTCTGTATTTTTATACAAATATATCTGATCTGCTGAACAAAAGTGTAAATCATCTTTAAAATGAGATCTACTTCTTTTCTTATTGCCTCGGATATCATAAAAAACTCTAAATACATTATGATGTATTATTATGATGTCTCCTTTCTTTATACTTGTTTTAAAAGCTTTTGGTGTTTCAACCACTATAGCTAAATTGTTTACAGACTTAAAGTCTTCAATTTTAGTGTTTAGTATTAATGTAACGTCGCCTAGCTTTATTTTATTGTCGTATCTATCGCCAATTGGTTTAACGATAAAATCGTATAGACTTCTCATTTAATATTCTAAATCATACTCAACGGATATTGCCATGTTAGAGTTAAACTTCTTCCATGGCATAACCTCGTTTCCTTTCTTTATGTAAATACTGTAAGAATTAGATTGTGTGTCATGTAATATGCAATCTATAGTATGTCCTCCGTAAACGTTTTGCCCTACTGAGTAGTGCATAGCGTCATTCTTATAGTCAGAACCTATACTTATTTTTCTTACAACAGAACTCATTACTCAGCTACCTCAAGAGTTTTTGTTTCCTCTTCTTGTTTAGCTTCTTCATAAGTTCCATCAGCTAAGTTTACGGTAATGTCTCCGTACTCTTCTCTGATTTCAGCTTTGATACCATCTAATTCTTTTACAGCTTCAAAATGTGCTGATAGGTATTCTGCTTTTCTTGCCTCTAAAAATCCTACTTCCGTAAGTATAGAGTTCATTTTTCCTGTTGCGTCTTTAATAGACTTTAATTGTTCATCTGTTAATTTTCCCATTTTATTTAATTTAATTGGTTACTGTTATTACTATTATTACTTGTTTTAAATCTTTTTACTTTTTAAATAAAGGCCCTAGCTTATCTACTATCTTCTCACCACTTCTACCTATTACATAACCTCCAATACCTATTTCTAGCAAGTTCCAGAATTCTGGTTCTAAAGCAGGTGTTATTAAATGCGAGGATAGTTGTGATATGAATTTTGTATATATAATTATAAAGCCAAAAGAAAGCATAAGTATTGGTCTCCAGCTTCTCTGTAACCAATTACCTTTAGCTTCTGATACAATTATTTCAGTTTGCATTCTTTGCAACTCTAATTGAGCATCTTGTAGTACTTTAAATATTTTATTTCTAGCAGCAAGCCTTTCTTCTTCGTTAGTGAATAGATCATCAACCACGTCACCAACTTGTTTAAAAACTTTAGTACTGAAAAATTCTAATATTTTTTTCATTTACTTTGCTTTTTTATATGCTTCTTTTTCCCAAGGTAAATTTTTAGCTCCTTCACTCATTTGAGCTCTTGAATATTTTTTACCTTTCCAGTACACATTGTTGTCATCATAATCTAAATCACCGCGCTTCATTTGGTCTATATGTACCTTTTCATGGTTTATGACACTATTTAATTTAGCGGGAGATAAGTTATTGTTTATAACAATAGTACCATTATTGTTTGCTTTTCCTAAAACGCCGTCTTCCATATCTACGCTATAAATAGGTGTATTATCTATAGCGTATGGAGGATTTTGTAATTTAAAAGACATTAACTTACTTTTTGCAGTGCTTAGACATCCAAGAACCTTTCATAGCTAATGGAGATTTACCTAATTCAGATCCATATCCTTTGTTAAGGTTTTTGATAGCAGAAGCTTTGTCTACTACAGGATTGTCTTTAATTAAGTTTTTCTTTTCTTGCTTGTTGTAATTTTTCATTTTTATATTTATTTATTATTAACAATTCCACCTTCTTCTAGCAGCTCTACCTCTTTCAGAAGTCCAACCTTTTGATCTAGCACAGAATGATTTTCTTCTTTTAGCAGCTTTACTTCCTTTCTTTAATTTAGAAGGAGGAGTCGTTACGGCTGTTTGCAATTTACTACCAGGGTTATCTCTTTTATATTTCTTAACCCCCTTTTCAGACATACCGCCACCTGCTGCTGCTCCCGTGCCGGTCTTGTTTGCTTTGTTGTAATATCCTTTCGATTTCTTTTTAGAAGGCGCCGGTGGTTTGCTCTTCTTTAAGAAAGGACTTGATAATTGTGTAAATGCCATATCTTATTCTTTTAGTTTTACCCACTTAGATAACGTATAACCTATAGTTACCAGTAGTAATAATATTTTTAAATATACTTCTATATTAGTCATAGTTACCGCCATTGTAGCGAGATTTATTGCGTATAATTTTATGTCCTGAGCCAGCATAATTTTGTTATTTAGCTCGTTGTGTAATAGGTCCTTTTATAGAGCTACACCCGCAGTGTGCTTTAGAAATTTCCATTCCGTATTTACCTGAACTAGAACCTTTACCTTTTGGTAATGCATCTAAGTTTAATGGTCCATCCCATATAGCGTTCTGCCCTGATGCTTTGTTTTTAATGTTATCCATGTCTTTATTTTTAAGTTTATTTTTTATATCCTTCAACTCTAGCTTTTATAACATCAGCTCTAGTAATTTCGCCATCTCCATTTTGATCTTCAAAATATAAAGGTGTTATTTCTCTTTGAGGCATGCTTTTAGCTCTTTCTTCAGGTGTTCCAAATACATATTGAGCATTTGAAGCTTGACTTGGATTAAATACAGGTTTAGCATTACCCATTTCATTTGAAGGTACAGGTACTCCCGGATTTTGCAAAACTGGTTGCTCAGGGTTTTGGAAAATTGGTTGGCCCAATAATTTTTCATCTTGTTTTATCATTGTTGACGTTTTTTATAGATACACTTAATACTTTATCGGTATAAGTGCTTCCTTTCATTATTTTATTTCTGCTACTCGTAGGTATATCATCTTGACCTAGCATAATCCTATAAACTCTATTTATAAGTTGCTTGCCTTTAAATGATACTTTATATATATGATACTTTTGAGTAGTCCTATTTCTTTTTCGCCAAACAGAGATCCAGTCTTCTTTCAACAACTTATTCCACCTTCTATTGTCCCAACTGTATGAAAACGTACCTGTTTTAAAATCTTGCTTAGTAAACATATCTAAACAATCTAAATAAATTAATAGCTCTAGATCAGCATCATTTAAGTCATTATTTCTACATGCCCATTTACGTATGATTCTGTAGTGCTTTAACAACCCTAATTTTTTAACGTCACTAGCATCTATTCTCATAAAACTACAACTATATCTTGCATTTTTATAACTTGATACGGATCACCTTCTATTTCTATTGTGTGACCAGCGTGTCTATCGTAGTAAATTAAATCACCCTCGGTTAGACCTGCTTTGGTTGCTTCTTCTCCAGGAGATATTACAGATGCTTTAATGTATCTTATATCTTCCCTTTGTTTCTCGGCAAGAAGTAAACCGCCTTTAGTAGCGGCCACTCCTTCTTTTTGTTTTTTTATTATTAAGTTTCTACCTATCGCCTTCATTTGCTCTTAAATTATTAATTACACAATCAGTTGATAATATAGTAGTAGCTACAGATGCAGCATTTCTTAATGCACTTTTGGTTACCATTAACGGATCAATTATACCGTGTTTAACCATATCTACAGGTTCTCCTGTTATTGCATTCAAGCCAACACCTTTGTCTTGCGGCTGCGATGCTGTGATACCTGCATTTTCTAATATTGTAAAGTAAGGCGCTTTAATAGCTTTTAATAAGACTTCTTCTCCTAATCCCTTACTTTTAATATATGTTGAAGCATTTAACAACGCAACGCCTCCACCTGGTACAATACCTTCTTTAACAGCGGCTTTTGTTGCACAAATAGCATCTTCAACTCTATCAGTTTTTTCTTTTAACTCTACTTCAGAGTTTGCACCAACTTTAACCACTGCGATTTTAGCAGTTAGCATTGATAATCTTTTTTCAAGCTTTATAACTTCCCAGCTTTTCAGCGTGTTATTCGTAAGCTTTTCTTTTATGCTACGTATTACATCCTTTATCTTTTCGGACGCCTCAGAGACCGTTATAACAGTGTCCTCGTGTGAGGTAACGCTTTTTAAACAAGATCCTAAATAATCTACGTCAATTGAATCAAGGTCATCGCCTAAATCTTCGTTAACTATTGTAGCTCCAGTTAGTAAAGAAAGATCTTCAAGTACTTCTCGTTTGCTAATACCATAAGTAGGAGCATTGATTACATTTACTTTTAGATTACCTTTCTTTTTATTGGTAGCCAGAGTTGATAAAACACCTTGTTCTAAATCGCCTATAATAAGCAAAGGTTTATTGTTTTTTATTACGTACTCCAGCACTTTTTGTATATCTCTTATAGTATTAACTGGTGATTCCATGATTAATACTAATGGATTTTCTAATTCAGCTGTTTTTGTTTGTTCATTTGTAATGAAATGAGAGTTTGTTAAACCTTTGTCATAAGGTACACCTTCAATTAATTCAGAAACAGTTTTACCGTCACCGGCAGTTTCCATCATTACAATACCTGTATTATCTACAGATCTAAACGCATCAGCTATAATAGAACCTAATTCATTGTCATTATTAACGGATATAGAAGCTATATTGTCTAGCATGTCACCTTTTACGTCAACCGCTAGCTTTTCTAAATACTTAATTACTTTTTCAACTGCAGAATTAATACCATCTTTTATTTCTCTAGCATTTTTCTTTTCTGAAACAGCATAAGCTTCTTTTAATATAGCGTGTGCTAATACAGTTGCAGTAGTTGTACCGTCACCTGCTTCTTGTACTGTTTTTCTAGCAGCTTCTTTTAATAATGTAGACCCCATGTTTTCCACTGGATCAAACAATATTATAGAATCAGCTACAGTTACACCGTCTTTTGTTATAACGGGTTTACCCGTACTATCCTCAAGCATCACGCATTTACCGCCAGCCCCTAATGTAGAGCTGACAGCATTTGCTAACTTCTCTATTCCTTTAAACACTTGATCTCTAGCATCATCACCAAAGTTCAAGTTTTTGACAATTCCGTTCATATTTAATTTAATTTGATTTAATTTAATTTACCTTTTTCAGGTATACGAGTATTATTACTCGTTTTGTTCAATTTTTACCTATTTATTCTTCTACCGGTGGCGCAGGTACTCCAATAGTCAACGTAACACTTGTAGGTGTAATCAAACTATCTATTTGATTTTGTATGCTTGATTCAATACTAGCAACTTGCTCGTCACCCATTGCTCCTTTAGTCCAAGCAACTACTTCATCATTTGTTAATTGATCAAATGGGATGAACTCTGTTATCTGGCTTGTGTCTAGGGATTGTGTTCCTATGTTTGTAGCTGAGTAAGCAATTCCTTCTGGATTTAATTGATCTGAAGTACCTGTTACAATCCAGTGCACATTGTACACTACATCCGCTTCGTTGTTTTGTTCTGGGTAGCAATCTACTGTTTTGCAATTCCAATCGTAAGTTGTCATAATCGTTATTTGTTTATTTATTTATTAATATTCTTCTTTTGTGTTATTTTCATCCGAATGAAAGTATAGTCTTATATCTTCAGGTTCGTGTAGAACTATTGTTTGTTCGTATTCTTCAAAACTGTAAAAATATTTACTGTTTAATAATAATATATCGTCTTTATATAAATCATTATGGTTGTGAATATCCTCTAAAATTGGATAACCTATCCTTGGACCCAGCGTACGCCGCTACAAAGCCTTTGCTAGCAGCGCCGTTAAAACAAGAAACTAAATTATTAGGACCTTCAACTATATTAGCTCTTACGTCTTGTAGTGAAAAAGTATTTGTATTTGGTACTGCCATTATTTCTCTAGTTTTTGTATTCTTGTTTCTAATTCAGCAATTTTTGCTATAAGTAAATCTATATAAGCAACAGACTTAAATCCTTCACTGTCTTCTCTTACAAACTCAGGGTTGGTTTTTTCTAACTCTTGAGCTATAACACCATATCTTTTCTGTCCTTTTTCTGTTTTTAATTCAAAAGTTTTCCAATCTGCTTTAACTCTATTATCACATACTTTTTCAACATTTTCTTTTAGTCTTTCGTCGGATGATAATATAAAGTTAGTTGCAGTAACGGTATTACTAAAAGTTGTTGCACCAGTTGCGCCCATAAACATTCTAGTGGCGTAACCATTACCGTTACCTAATCTAATAGCAAAACTAGAGTTTCCATCATCTCTACCTTGAAGAACTAAACCACCGTATTTAGAAAACGCTGTCTCAGTTTGAGCTGTAGGGTTTGTAGTGTATATAGCTGAACCGTCCGGCAAAGCATTTGCTTGCGCTTGCGATACGTATGATCTTATGTCAATATCTCTCCAGTTACTAGTAGTATCTGTTGCTGATATTCTAATACCATTATTAGTTCCCGATATTACATCAAGTTTCAAGTTAGGACTTGTAGTTCCTATACCTAAGCTGCCTCCATTAATGTAGCTGTTACCACTAGAAACTATTTTTGTTTGAAGGCTATTATCTGACCTCCTAAGCAACAGCTGAGCGCTTCCTCCATTAAACCACACTCCTGATGATGAAGTTCCCGAGCTGTTAAAACTTACAAAACCCCAATCACTACTTACCGGAGCTTGAGATCTTACAGTGCCATTAACGTGTAATTTATCGCCAGGAGTAGTCGTTCCGATACCAACGTTGCCTGTATCACCTTTAATTACCATTTTAGAGGAAGACCTCGTAATAAAATTGTGGCCATAATAACCTTGATACTCTAGCTTTGCCTCTGCAGTGCCAGTAGAGCCATTATACTTAATATTTCCGTGAACATAATAAGCTGTATCAAAAGATAATCTTTTATTGCTAAACATACTAATACCTCCCGAAGAAACTACATCTGCATTTGTATCTGGAGCAGGTCCTAAAGTAGCTGTACCCACGTGCAGCTTAACCGCAGGATTAGTCGTACCGATACCAACGTTACCGTTTGCTAAAACTGTTAAAGCCTCTCCAGAAGTACCGCTGTATATTCTATATCTATCGTTGTCAAATCTAAATGTTACAGGATTTGCAGAGGTAGATGATCCCTCTAAAACATACCCGTAATTAGTAGCTGAAAATAGCTTTGAGCCAAACGTAGATAGTACTTTTACGTGGTTAAAAGATGATGTACCTTGATCTATTTCTATAACATTACTACCTTGAACAGATATCTTACCAGGAAAACTAGATGTTCCATCAGCTTTGCCTATATACGTAGTATTTCTACCAGCCCAGCCGCTACTCCAGTTATCAGGTGAAGAGTTAACTTCTAACCCTTGTTCTGCATTTATATAAAGATATTCATTTGTTTGTCCTGTAGCGTAAGAATAAGATTCTCCTGCATTCAATACAAGTTGCTGTCCATTACCTCTTATATCTCCTGCTATAGTTAATGCCCCTGAAAAAGTATCTGTGGTATTTAGTAGGTAGCTGTTTAAATCTCCTGAAGCAGGTACTCCTAAGAAAGTTCTAATAGCAGCTTTGTCACTACAAAATCTAATAAAGTCATCTGCTCCGTTATTAACCCTAAAAGCCATTCCCCCACTTATAGTGCTTTGATTTGCGTAATTAGACCTAAATAATCTTGCTCTAATATCAGCTGATGAAGTCCTATAAGCTATAGTATTAGCAGTTGCAGCAGTTGTTGCATTAGATGTTACTGTAAACGTAGTGTTGCCACTTTGATTTGCAGTTGCATCCATAGAGCCGCTTAAACCAAGACCAGAAGTTCGCCCGTCAATTTGACCATTTCCTATAGAAGCAGCGGAAGCATAATAACTTCCCTGTTGACCATCTAGTAAATCTGCATCTAAACCAGAACCTGCTCCGTCGTTGCCAGAACTCCATAACTTATACCAAGTACCCCACGTAGTTGCACTTGCTCCTATTCTTGTCCATAAGTTACCATTAGCAGTATAAGCTATGTTTATAGGCATTCCTCCAGATAAGTCTGTAGTATTGCTATAACTTCTCCAAGTCATTTGACCGTTGTAAGTACCGCCATCACTTAGCCCGTTTGTTGAATTAGACTTAAAGTCATAACGCACTCCGTTGGATGTTGTGTTTGGAACAGGATTAGTACTTCTTGTGTCAAAAGAAGGTAAAGAAACTGCATTTAATGTTACAGATCCAGAAGTTCCACCTCCATTAAGCCCACTTCCAGCAATTACTGCAGTTATATCACCTTGCGGAACTCCTGCTATAGCGTTATCTACATAAGCCTTATTAGCAGCATCAGTAGTTGCACTTACTGTATCTACACCTTGTATTCTTCCAGTGCCTCCAAGCACTATATCTCCGCCTGATACCGTTAAGTCCCCTGCAAAAGTCGCATTACCACTTTGAAAAAATTGTTGTTTTGAAACTCCACCGAAATCAAAAGAAAATATATCATTACTTGCTTCAGTATGCCATAACCCATAATTAGTAGCTCCGGCTAAATTTATCATAGGTTTTTTAGTGCCTGGTGTGTAAGGTACTAAAAACCCACCTGAAGCGGTTATTGTACTTGCTGCAGATATTGCCCCAGCCGCTGTAATACTCCAATTGTTACCTGATAAAGGATTGCCTCTAAAGAGATGATTATCACCACTTGAATTTCCATGGTATTGGGTGTTGGCATAATTATAGTAAGTGCTAACACCACTTTGTATATAAAAATTACCACCTGTAAAAGCAGTACGCCCTGCAGAATCACTATAAAAGTAACCATCAGTTCCATCTCCCACTCTTAGTCTTGGAACAGTTAAATTAGTTCCATCATATGAGAAATTATTATTAAATGATACGTTTGCCGTAGTGCTCCAAAAAGCTACTTTATTTGCAGCTCCTAAACCTGATAATGTAGAACTATTATCTACTTTTTGCCAAGCGTCTGTACCTGCACCATTGTCTACATATATAGCCCAGTCACCAACAGCCCAATCGGTAATACCTGATAGGTTTGTTGAACCTGCAACGGTAACAATCCAAAACTTTCCATTATCTTGTGTTGTCCCAGCAAGAGTTGGTGTGTCTGTAGATGCATTCCAGTTTCCTTCAAAAGCTAGTCCTGAAGGTATGTTTCCTATTTCTGTGTCTACATAATTCTTAGTAGCAGCATCTTGTGCACCTGTTGGATTTACAAGACTTGTTATTCTTGCGGTTGAATTAAGATTTAATTGCGTAGCATTTGTTAATTTAAGTATAGAATCTGTTGCATCATCTACGGCATTTAAATACATAGTTGCTGTACCAGTAAATACAATACCTTCGCCTGGATCAGATATAACAAGCTGATTTACTCCCGATATATTATAATTACTACCAGTAATACCACCATTAGCTAGTGTTAAACCATCAATACCACCATCTGCGCCTATTTTACCGCTAAAACTTTTTATACCAGTTACTGTTTGATTTGTGCCAATTGTTACATAAGGACCACCAATTATTGCAGAACCTGATCCGTCAACCCAATCTATACCTGCGGCAGTTGAAATTAAAACTTGGTTAGAAGCACCCGACTGGCCATTACTGTCTAGTAGCGTTCCTCCCGCTTCTAAACTAACTGCCGTAGATATGTTATTACCAGATATGTCTAATAATCTTCTTGTTCCCGTTACTGTAGCCATATTATATTTTTTTACCTTTTAATTTAAATCTTGTCATTTTGTTTTTAATACTTGGGTTCATCTCTGAAGCGTACTTCGTGCCTAACATTATACTGTCTTTAGTGTCGCTCATTTTGTAGGCGTTTTTACTAGCATCACCGCTACCAGTAATTTTGCATAGCAATTGATTACCGCTAGATGAAAAGTTATGCTCCGCAGTATCTGTTCCCGTGTAAGACTCCCAAGATGCTCCATCGTTATTTGAAACAAAAAAATTGATTGAACACCCACTTGGTACAAAATAATCTATTTGATTCCAATAAACAAAGTCAATATCAGCAGAGTTGTCTAAAACGTACGGGCCGTAAGTTATTTCCCAGTTTTCTATTAATTCATTACGTAGTGAATCGCTGTATATCTTAAAACTATGACCATCATAACCATAACCCATTTGTACCCACCAAGGAGTTCCATTAGCTGAGTACATTCTAAATATGTTGGTGCCATAATCTGATCTATAAGATCTACCTCTTCCAAGCGAAGTCGTGTCTTCGGTTACATTATCATGTCTATAAAGAGCAACATACCTGTTATTGGTAGTGTCAATCCACCCAGATATCATAGCTTTACCTCTATCTGCTGTTGTTGGTATAAAATCAGGATATCCTATCATTTTGTCAGTATTAGAGTTAGCGTTTGCTGTTTGATACTTCGCACCTGCTCTAAATAAGTTTGCATAATTTTGACCCGGGTTTGTAGTACCTTCGTAGACTGTTTGCAGTATAGTAGGTTTTGTTCCTGTAAAGCAAGGAGTTATATCCACTTTCACGTGCCTTCCAGAGGCTCCAACCCAAAACACATTAGGCGCGTTTACAGGGTCTGGAATAAACCATCCTTGTTCGTAGCCGTCATCACCAGCTCCTGCATCACCTAAATCACACCATACTGATTGAGGGTTGCTAGTAGAGGCATTTAGTATTATAGAAAAGTTAGCATTGTAGTAATTAGCCCACAAAATTCTGTCATTGTGTTCATCATACATAGTCCAACCTCTATAGCCATTCCTATCAACCGCAGCAGAACCTGGATACATTATATTTCCAGCAGTCGCATCCATCCATAATCTTTCTTCTGCGCCTGTTGATATATTTCTACGCATTACTCTCTTGTAATGTCTTGCATCATATTCTGAAGCATATATCCAGTCACCAGCAGCAGACAAAGCGCCTGTATAATAAAGACCTACACTGCTAACATAACCTCCTCCCGTATCTTGGGATCCTATAAATATTTGAGGGTTACTGTGAGTAGGTCTAGGGTCTTTTACAAAAGTAGTACCTCCGTTCAGTAGGCCACTATAGTCAAAAGTTGTATAACCATCTACATTATACGTCATTACAACTCCTTTGTGAGAATCTTTAGATATAGCTATAGACTGTATGTGATTATAAGTGCTACCGCTATCTCTCCATAAAAAATTGGTGTCATGAAAAAGCTTAGTTAATGAGCCGTCGTTGTTTAACCTTCTAACCGCCATGCCATCGCCCCAACCAACAGTAAATAGTAAATCACCATCTACTTCATAACTAGTGCAATAACCTATAGATCTATCGCCTCCATCATAATCACCGCTGCTACTGCTATGAGTGGTATTACTAATACCTCTCTTAGTAACAGGGACTATAGCAACCTGTCCAGAGTAATCATTCGTTGCACAACCTATTATTGATTGTATATTTGCTCTATCTAACGTAGTTGATTTATACATTCTTTTATTTCAAATTTAAGTAATTGTATTGTATTGTCGTTAAATCCTTTTGGGGCATTATTAGCCATTTCCATTTCTGACTCTAAAGCTAGCTCGAATTCAGCTAAGCATTTTTCCCAATATTCTCTTGTCTCTTCCATAATTAAGATGCTACTACTTCAACCCAAAATTGGTGAAAATTACTACTAGTACCTACACTTCTCATGTAAGACGCATTCTGTCCACTGTAAACCAAAGTGGCATTTGATCTATTCAAAGCGGCTAATGTTGTTTGAGAATCCATGTATATTTCAATATGATCTATGAATCTTGAGTTTGGTTTTTCATATTGTATATAGTAAGCCGTGTTAAGGTTTACAACGGTCATGTTTGTTACAGATAATGCACTTACGGTATAAGATTTACTGGTTGTTGCAGCTGCTGAATATACCCCTTGGCGAACGGCATAGATACGATAGGACATAGTACCCCCGGTTACAAAAGTTGTATCTACTACGGTCATTGTTGATGAAAAATCATCAGAAGTTATTTGTCCTATAATACCATAATCTCCTCCGTCGTCAGAAGACCATACTTGATAGTAATCTATATCTGAAGTAGCAGACTCGTTAAATTCTATTTCAATTGTTTCGCCTACTATTGTACTTGTTACTGTGGAGGGTGCCGCGGGAGTTATTATTGCAGCTACAGAGTTATCTACATAACTTTTACTTGCAGCATCAGTCGAGGCTACTGGAGTGGCTGGTATTGTCACTTGTCCAGTAAAACTACCAGTTCCAACTACATCTAATTTAGAAGCTGGACTACTAGTCCCGATCCCGACGTTGCCTCCGTTAAAATATGAAGTACCGTTGGCATTTAATTTAACCTTAACAGAGTTGCTAGATAAGAGAAGAAGTTCACCTGCTCCACTTGTGTCTTCTAAAGAAAATATTTCATTAGTATCATTAAACCACTGAAAACCTTCTGTTAACCCCGTGCTATTTATTACTGTTTGACCGTTTACCTCTAACTTAGCACTAGGACTAGTTGTCCCGATACCAACGTTGCCAGTGTTATCAATACGCATCCTTTCGGTATTATTAGTTCCGAATCTTAAATCACTATCTAATATTTGGTAGATTGTAGCATTTGTTGCATTCATTTGCAAACCGCCATTAAGTCTAGCGAAACCGTTAACGTGAAGTGTTACACCCGGTGAACTTAAACCTATACCTACTCTACCAGAAGAAGTTGTTAATATTGTATTGCCAGGAGTACCTGCTCTAATTGTTAAAGGCGTAGTGTTAGCGGTTATGTCTCTAATTTGAAAGTTAGTGTTTACACCGACAGAAAAGTTTCCAGTATTATCTGTATCTACTAGTCTAATGTGATTATTAGTAGTATTAACAAAAAGAGTACCATCTATATTAGCGTTACCATTGACATCTAGTTTCTGCCCAGGACTAGTCACCCCAATACCTAAGCGTTGATTTGCATGATCTATATATAAGGGTGTTGGTACATCGTTACTCCTCATTATAGAAGAAACAGTAATAGACCCAGCGCTTCCTCCAGATACTTTACCTACTAAACCTATATTTTGTATAAAATTAACACCAGTTGGTTTCGTTAAAGTTAAACCACCACCTGACTTAACATATATAGTGTCTCCAGTTACAGGTGTTACACCATCTATTGGACTTGTTGTTATGTTTAAAAGCTCACCTGTTATTACTACTTTACCAAATGCATTGTTAACAAGGTCAGTCTGTAATAAACCTATAGCAGCCATTTTATCTTCATCAGAAGCATCAGCAGCGTCTATCTCAATAACATCTGTAGCACCTACTGTACCTGTTTGATACACTGGCGTACCTTTAGATATAGTGACACCTGAAGTGTTTTTACATTCTATAACAACTAGTTTTGATTCTGAAGCAACTATAGAGGATTGGTCTATCCAGTTGGTTTGGCTACCAGTTGAAGAAAGTATTTGACCAGCCGTACCTATATCATTACCTCCATCTCTGAGCCCAGCTTGTACTTCTATATCACTTTTAAACTTCATGTACTAGATTTTATTGTTATTATTACCCTATTTTTTGTACTAATACTCTTACAGAGTTAGTAGGTGTAGCTGCAAATGTTATTGTAGCTTGCGTGGTTGAGCCTCTTTCAACATCGGCGTAAACAGTCTCGTTTGTGGTTACATCGTAAAGTTGTATGATAACGTCTTTAGTTCCTAAACTATGTGTTATAGTAGCTGTATCTGTTATTGTTACAGCGTATGAATTATCTGCGTTTGTTTCGGTGTTAGTTACCGTAGCCGTGCCATTAGAGTATGCAACTGATATACCAGTTCCACCAGCAACGATCACAGCTCCTTTTTGAGCAGCAGCTGAATCTTTTATACTAACAGTTGCAGTTCCACTCGAGTATGCGACTTCTATAGGATCTGACTCTGCGACTATTACAGCACCTTTTTGACTAGCTGTAGAATCTACAACATCTAAAGTAGCTGTACCATTTGTATATGGAACGGTTACTGTTGCGCTAGTTCCAGGAACTACATTTCCAATACCAACTGTTGAAGCATCAGCTAGATCAATGTTATTTTGTACAGTTGTCCAGTTAGCTAAAGCACTTGGATTATCTTGTTCTGCTATTAAAACATCACCTACTCTTAATTGCTCTCCGAAGAATGTACCGTCAGCTGTAACAGTGTATGTCCAACCTTTCTTTATACTATTTGGAGAAGTAGTTAGGTCTGGCGAATTTGTCGATGCGTTATAACCACCTTGATAACTTAAAGCTCCTGTCACTGCTTGATCAACATATCCTTTAGTTGCAGCGTCTGTAGCAGAAGCTGGAGTTGCTAAATTTATTATTTTAGCAGTATTCATATTAAGATCACCTGTAATGCTTGTGTCAGCGTCAATGCTAACTTCGTCATTAAAGGTACTCATACCCTGTACAGTTAAATCGCCTTGTAGCGTTATAGTGTCATTTAAACTTACAGTTACTGTATCTGTTGCTCCAACAACTGTGGTTATGTTGGTACCACCGGCTATATCTAGAGTATTACCGCTGTTTATAACCTGATTAGTTCCCGAATCGGCTGTTACACTAAACGTGTAAGCTTCGGCTGAAGGCATTGTTACTGTTTTAACGTTTAAAGCAGTAATGTGACCAGTTGTATTAGTTGTTACAGAATCTACAACTGTAAATGTACCCGCGTAACCAGGAGAACCTGTAGATGTTGTATCTGTTCTAGTTGTTAAATCGTGATTAACAATAGGTATTGGCCCTGTTTGATCTGTTACATTTATATAAGTACCGCCTTGTACTTCGGTTATATCGCCTTGAGGTACTGTCGCCCACGTATTATCTTTTGTTAAGAAACGTGTAGCTGCAACCGCTGTACCGTCCGAAGCAGAAAGATCCGCTGTAACCGTTACTGCCCCTGATGTTGCTGAGTTAGGAGTTAAATCAATATATGTACCATCTGTTGTTGTAATAGTTTCTACACCACCACCTACTTCTTCCCAGGAGGTGCCGTTGTACTGCTTTAGCACATTGCTTGTGGTATTAAAATACAACTGACCTTTCACAGGTGATGATCCTGCGGCTGCGTCATTTGGTTGATTTTCTATTACGCCTTGTAATAGCTCGTTTTGATTAAGATCAATACTGTTTAAAAAGTTTATTGCCATTTTTTTTAGTTTAAGTACGCTTTGCCTGAAAAGCCAGCTGAAAAGTTTATTGTTAAGTTATTTTTATCTACGTATGTTATATTACCGTACATGAGTACGTTATTATTGTTTACTACAGACACTGATGGAAATTTATCCATATCATGCTGTATGCTCCAGTTAGCAGAGGGCGTTCCTTGGGTAAACTCAAAAGTTTCTTTAGCCCAAACGTTGTCTCCTCGTAGGAATGTAGTATTATCAGGCGTACCAGTAGCTGACAATGATGCTGTGAGTTCTACATTACCTGTTGTAGGTATTGTAGGCGTCATATCTATAAACGTAGTGTCAGATGTGTCAATACTATCGACACCTGGAGCACCTTGTTCTAGATAAAAGTTTACAAGAGTGTAGTAGTGATCCATATTTATAGATCCATTACCTCCTATGTATTCTAATGTTAATGTGTAGAAGTTAGTTGTACCAATTTGCGTGTACCCTCTCATTATATAGTGCCCAAATGAACCTTTACCGGCTACATCTTGGAACATTACTTGTTCGTCTACTAAATATTCTAAGAAAGGTGAAACAATTTGACCTGATAGGTCCATGTTCGATATAACTATAGACGTAATGCTTGACCAAGGCGTGTTGTCTCCTTGACCCGCAGGAAAAGCAAAAGTACCTGCTTTATACGAAGGGTCTTGAACAAACTGATAGTTCATCTGACCGGCAATTGCCACCTTACCGTTTATATTCAAGTAGTCCGCCACTGCTTTAGCTGTGTACTGCTTTGTCTGCCTGTTGACAGAGTCAGTACCCACCCAAGCATCTGTATCAGTTATAGTCTGATCGTAAGGATATGAATATATTATTGCCATGTTTACCTTTTGTTTTGTCTTCTTTCGGCTTTAGTACCGTCTTTTTTATGCTTAGCCTGTGTTCCACCTCTATTATGAGACGATGTAACACATCTTTTAGTATTATGGTCGTAATCGTGTCCTTTAGGACAATCTATCCTTTGACTCTCAGCTTTCATTCTCCTCCTTCTCGCCGTCATAGCGTATTTCTTATCTCTGATAGCCTTAGCTTTCGCTGCTGCTGGACTTAATTTCTGTTTCGGTCCGCCTTTTCTTCTTGGTTTTGCCATAATATTGTTTTCGTATACATTATATACTTACATGTTATACCTAAATTTTACAATATATAAAAATGTGACAATAGCCTCTTATTAATATATATAACTAGCTAATGTCGCACTTTCTGAAATAAAAAAATATTGCAAACACTGGGGTATGGGGTTGCACCCTTACATTACCTCCTCATTTCTATAGGAAAACGCGTTTCAGATTTAGGGGCCCCCTGTCTTTTTTTCGGCTTCGGCATACGGTTTCGGCTTTTCGGTGTGGTTTACGGTGCGACTTCAGGCTTTTGCTATCGGGTCTGGCACTGCCAATTGATGATCCCGCGTTTGGATCCTGGCATTTGGATCTTGTACTGCTGCAGCGCAGCTTTGCGTATAGCATACGCTGTATAGCATTTATTACAAAGCGAATACGATGGAGATTCGATAATATAGGTGAATCTAAAATTAATAATTATGTATAAAACAAACAGTCAAGCGTGGAATGAGGTCATGAGCAACATCAAAGAGGATGAAAGACAAACTAAAATATGCCAACAGATGTTTGGACAGGATAACCTTGGGGGATTAACAGAAGAGCAACGAAATAAATTCTGGGCTAATGTATAAGAAAGAAATCATAACCAGACCAGATGGAACCAGCTATGTGCAATGCATCTGGGTCGGAGAGCAGGATCAGGATCTTACCAGGGAGCAGCAACTGATCGCAGCGCAGCTCAAAGCCTGGAACACGACTGAGTAATGCACAGGGCCGGAGGCGTTAGCCGAAGGCTGTATAGCATGTATAGCATACTGCGTATAGCATTTTGACAAACTAAACACGATCTTATTTCGATAATATAAGTGAATAACAAATAATAATAATAAAATGAAAAATCTAATATTAAATTTCTTAAAAACAAATCCAAATCAAGAAGAAATAGAAAACTTTTATTGTAAATATATTTTACCTAAAACAAAACTTTCAATCTCTGAAATATTAGAAGAATAAAATTACAAACTAAATACGAAGTGAATTCGATAATATAAGTGAATAACAAATTAATTAATAACAACTAAATAAATAAATTATGAGTAATCAAGAACTAATTACAAACGCAATCGCAAACATGAGTAACGAAGAGAAAGCAGCGATCTTTCCACCAATCACAAGAGCTAACTTTGTAGTCCGCAAATCATGGCTGGGTCGAAATCAAATCATAACTTTCAACACAAAAGCTACTAAAACAAAGCCAAGTGTAAAAGTAACGTACAACCACGATGAAGTACTGGAACTAATGTTACCTAAACTAAACATCATGCCATGCTGGATCAAAAGAGGGTACTGGTCACAGTCGACTGATATGCCAGCCAACACGAGACATCTATCTCAAAGGGAAGTAATAGAGACTGAGGCTACTGAAAAGTAGTCTTAGGATCCCCTAACGAACCAAATACGAATACTAAACGATAATATAAACGAATAAAAACAATAATTATGTACAAAACAAATCAACAAGCATGGAAAGAAGTAATGAACAGCTTTAAAGAAGACGAAAGAAGAACAGCTATCTGTCAAAAAATGTTCGGGCAAGACAATCTGATCGGTCTGTCTGATGAACAGAGAGAAGCATACTGGAATGCGATCTAAAAAACGTGACAATAGCCTACTATTATATTAATATAACAAGCTAACGTCACACTTTTCACTTCTCCGCTTCGGATGTTCCGTTGCGAGACCTTGGCCTGGGTATTTTGCTATACACCGGAAGAGTAGACTCCGCCCTACAAGACGTTTAAATGCTATACATCACCCAATATGCTACGATCTTAAGTGAAAATCACCTAAAAACCTCCACTTTGTAGTGAAATTAACTAAAAAACACTCTATTTGTAGTGAAATTACCTAGTTTTACTCAATAAGAGAGGTAGTGTAATACTTTCTCTACTATTTTTACTCACTAATATAAATACACCTTTACAAAACAAATACGATCACCTATCGATAATATATGTGAATTTAAAAATAATAACAATGAAAACTATAAAATACTACTTTAACCCTGAAACCATTAATCACTTTCAATTCTTAAGTTCTTATCTTTCGGGTGAAGAGCTTTACGAAAAAATCCAAGAATTCGTCGAAATAGACTGTACTTTGGAAGATGGTGAAACTGAAGAAGAAATAGTGGATGAATTGTTAAAACAAGTGACAAACTAAATACGATCACCTAACGATAATATTAATGAATTTAAAATAATACTTATGAAACCAAAAAATGTAGAATTTATCGAAGAATTTATAGAAATACTAGGTGGCGACAATTTTTTCCTATGCGACCTGATCGATCAAGAAGAACTATTTACCATGCAAGATGAGTTGGCGAGTTTAATATGTAGTCACGCTAATGCCGGAACTTCAGTGGCAAGACATTTAGTACCATTATTACCTAACACATTTAAAGTAGAGTAATATGGAAGTGAAAATGCAGGAATGGCAGTGGAATATAGTAAAAGAAGTATTATATGACTACTTAGACGAGTATGATCACAGAGAAGACGTAAGAGAAGTATTAATTAAAGTAAATGAACAATTATGAGTGAGTACGGATTTAATAGCGAACAAGAGTATGAAGAGTATGCACAGTTAATGTGGTTAATACATAACAATAGAGAATAATATGATGACAATGAAAGAAGTCTGCGAATACGTCGCACAAAAGAGAAAAGCGGATGCTATACATCACCGCAAAACGGTAACCCAGGGTGAATATTGTTCAGGGTTAACAGCAAAAGAATACCGAAAAGTAAGAACTAAAGGTAAAGGATCGGGTAGTAAAGGTAGATCATTTTCTCACACTAAATTGTGGAATCACTACAACCAACCGGTGACTACAAACTAAATACGATCACCTATTGATAATATATACGAAATTAAAATAATAATAATGAGAAATTTTAAACACAAAGTACTATTTGTACTAAAGCGAGCAAACAAAGTATTAACCGATCTTGGCACCGCTGCGGCCTGGGCAATAAGAAATTAACTATGGAATTATGTGAAAATATAACCGTGAACGGTTGGGATTTTGAACTAGTAGAAAACGATGTAGATGATATATTCTACCAATGTAGAGGCGAAGTAATGTACGACGACGAACACGATGAAATGCCAGAACCAAGTCTTTGGCGAGCAGCGCAAAAATTAGTAGATATACTAGTGAATGACGGCTTAAGAGTATACGCCGGTCACTCTGAAAAGGGCTGGGTAGAAGTAACAATAAATGTAAATAATGGAACATAGAGGATATTCATATAAAGAAATTCAAGTAACAAATTGGCGAGATGTCACGTCAACAATGTACCAATGTAACGACGTTGATCTACTCAAACATACAGATGTAAGCGTGTTCACAAAGTTTACTGAAAAGCGAATGCAAGAAGCGATCGACTACTATATAGATAATGTGGAGTACCATAAAAACTTAAAAACATTGACCGAAAAAGCGGTAAAAGATTTTTACAAACTGAATACGATTAAAGATTGATAATATATACGAATCTAAAACTAATATAATGAAAAATACAATTAAATTTATCCACTCAAAACAAATAGTATTAAACGGTAAAGTATATAAACCATATCTTGTCGGTGAGTTACCATCAACGTTCGGTTTTATCTACAACGAAGATAAAGATCAAGAAGGTATAACTGAGTGGTTCAACTACAAAGGATTAACTTACTTAAAAAAACAATAATATGAAGTTAGCAGCGGATCTATTACAAGAATTATCAATGTACATCAACCTCAACTACGAAGATGATTGGTACTTACAAGAAAAAGTAAATGAATTAAAAACTAAAATATATGAGCAATAAAAGAAACTTATACGAAATAGCGGAGAGCGTCGCTGACATAACTCTCGAACTAATGGAAGACAGTATTGACTGGCAACTAGGCGATTATCCCGCCGACGGTGACGACTACAATGCTATACACCAACAAGTAATGCAACGTGCGATCGAAATAATGTACAAACAAAACACGATCACCCAATGATAATATAAATGTAATACGGAAGCAAACATCGGTGGACCGGCCGGTATATCTAATAACGAGCTTAACTAGGACTCCTACACTGTAGACCCTTACTCGAGACGAAAATGAGTTAGACGCCGATCACGCTTCCTTATAATATGACTAGAGTTTTACGGTATATAGCTCTCAAGAAAATACGAAAACCGAAGGTGTACCTTGGGCTTTTCCCGATGACACTGGCAACTAGGTCAGGTTTAGTACTGAAGTAGGTAAACGTTTTTTATATAACCTATAATGACTATGGCTACCGACGGGTATGAGGTTCGAGTCCTCACTAGTTACAAAAGTTAACTGAACTGGTGAGGGATCGTTATGAACTCAGGAATGTTAACAAACCCAGCGAATAAATAACAAACCTGCGTACTGGTTGAGTGTAACTAAATCAAGGTACCGGAGAGCGGTTAGGAAATGTCTGGGTAGGACGTGAATGGTTA